GGGGGGTGTAGGGGTCCGTACAGGGAGCGCTAGGCCGGTGCAGGGGTCCGACCCCCGTAGGGGATCCCCAAAGGCACCACACGGCCTTCGTTCCGGCTGGAACCCGGGCAGAGGAGTGTTCAAGGCAAAGGCACCCCTATATAACCTGCGGGGGGGGGGGCCGGGTATGCTTGTGGAACCGCTTAGGGGTTTTAGGGAGTTATATACTGGTTTATACGGGCCGTGTATAATTGAGGCTGAGGCTTATATATAAAAGAGGCCGGTATATACCGGGAGAACTCTAAACGATCCAGAAAACCCGTATAAATCCCTATATATCCTTACCTTTACCTGATATATAATAGCCTCCTTAATGTTATAGCTCACTCCCTCGGACCAACGGTCAGTAGGGTACCCTTCCCTCGTGTCTGTTAGGAACTCGTGTTCTTACTGGGGTTAACATCACCTCACTAGCAAAGGACTACCTGAGTATCACACAACCTAAATCACCCTAAGACTTCTGACCCGTAAGGTTTCCTAACTGTAACATCTTCCTTGGTAGTACCCTCTTGACTCCCCACAGTGAACCAGAGTATAATATAGGTAATACCTCACCCACCAGGGGGCCGACTCTCCAGGGACGGACTGGGAAAAAATTCCACCCTGACGGACATCTTGTGGCCCTCTATGGGGGCTACTATATAATAGAGGTAGGAAGTAAAAAGTGGGCGATCCAGATCGCCCCCGAGGAAGGAGTAGTCATGGGTCACTACGTCGTGGAACCGGACAACACAACCGGAACCCCAGGAGACATCGTCGTCAAGACGACCGATGGACCCAAAGGTTCCGAACCACAACCGTTGTTCTGGACCACGGTAGACCTCGTGGACAACCTGATCGAGGAACTCCTACCGTACTCCAAGAAGTACCGACACACTAGTCCGACGGACGACTAGTAGGTCAGGATAGGAGAGGAGGTAACTCCTCTCCTATCCACGGAGATCCAAAGCAAGACCCCGGCCCTGTGGGCGGTGTGTACGCGTTTAGGGGTTTTGTTTACCAAGGTCCCTAACCAAACCGGAAGGGTGTGTGCAAAAGATCTTCAAAAATCCACCTATCCGACCATCTTGAAGCCCCCTAGGGGGGCTGCTATATACTATAGGTAGCAAGCAAAGAGTGGGCGCACTCCCTAGCACCTAACCTCACACGGAAGGAGGAGCGATGTCCGCACTCAAAGACGTACTCAGGGAACGTGCTCTAGCACACCTGATGCGTCACAATGTCGTAGTTCCCACCAAGCGCGACGTACGCAAGGGAGGACGAGTCCTCCGCGATCCTCGAGTACGTCAAGACTGGGCAGAGCTACGACGACACCCAGGAGATAGCCGATCCAGAGTGCTAGACATGGTGAAGGCGATCGCACACAAAGAGACTGGGTGTAGAGTTGCAACACAAACCGAGTCTAGGCGGATCGGACAGCTAGGTACGAGGGCAGGACGTACCGTAGTAGTTCGAACATTCTAGACGGCCGCGGAGAGGCTCGATACCTCTCCCGGCGCGTAACTTGACAAGTACATAAGAACCGAGCCGGGCAGTTCGTTTCAAACCCAACCTCACCAAAACGAAGGGAACTGTCATGAACGAGAACCTGACCGTGGAGTCTGTGGACGAGATGGCGGAGATCGACGGCACGGAGAACACCATGATCGACGAGACCCCGGCAGCGGTGGTCGGCGAGGTCACTGACATCGAGGGTTTGGTGCGGGAGGTCGTCGAGGCGCTCCCGGAGACCGTCAGCCCGTACCAGATTCACTCGGTGATCAACACGGTGTTCGAGGTCCTGGGATCCGAGCGCACCGTCCGCCCGCAGATGATGTACAACTACGATCGGAACGGGCTCATCGTGAAGGGTGCGAAGGGCGTCAAGCGCTACGCACACGAGGAGGTCGTGGCTTTCGCGACTAAGTTCGTGACCAAGCACACGACCAAGTAGCAAGACCCGCATTACCTGACCGGCTCGGTCCTTATGTACTTGTCACACCTAAGGAAGGGGGACCCGTGAAAAAGGTCCTGTACACCGCAGTGGCACTATTCCTGGTGTTCGTCGGAGTCGTCTTGTACGAGGCCGGGAGATATCAGGAACGCTCCACAACCCCCGCGTGCTCGGCACCAACGGAAGACTCGGTCATACTCGACTGTGACTACCGCAACGGCGCTTGGTATCGGAGGTAGCAAGGCGAGGGCAGGCGGGCTTGTGCCCGTAGCATCGAAGCACCTGTCCTCACGACCGCACATCCTACCCCTACTAGAAGGGAACGGTCATGCAGGTATCCAAGAAGGACGTCATCGACCTCCAGCCCGCAACGGAATCTAGCCCGTGTGGGTTTTGTGAGGAACGACCTGCACTGTTAAACACCGTACATCTCCAGACCTGCACCGATGGGGCGACGGAAGTCGTGTTCATGGAGCGGATCTGCGAGTGGTGTCGGAACGCGGCCCTTGAGGACAACTTCCCCGGTGTAGTGATCCTGACGTTCTGAACCAGGTAGGGCAGGGTAAGCATCGAAGTAGCTCCTGCCCTCACGAAAGGAGGTGGCACCATGCCACTAGCACCGAGCAACAAAGGGGTCCACATCACCCTGAACAGTTCGACACTCGGTTTCTTCGACCGAGCCCTCGACGAGGTGCGCAAGGCGACCGAACTCGAGGACCAAGAGGTCGGGCTGTCCAAAGCCGAACAGGTCCTTATCAACCTGGTCGAGGACTATGGGTGGGTCAGTACTTCCGACTCGTTCGGGAAGAAGGCCCACAAGGCAATGATGTGGGCGGAGGACACGGAACTTCGTGTGACCGTCGTCCTTCGCAAGGACCGGCTGAGGATCGATATTCGGGAGTGGTTCGAGCCTCAGAAGTAACGCCATGGTCCGGCGGGGACCGCTCCACGTTTACCTCGCCGGCACGAAAGGAGGTCGCTATGGACCAGCGACACGAGTTCCACGTCTACGGCCGGCTTACCGAGGAGGACGGAAAGACCGAGTTCCAGACTTTCTACTTCCCAGAGGTAGGGAACTTGACCCTAACGTTCGAGTCGAACGACTGGTACGAAGGCAACTGTCCGGTGATCTCGATCGACTTCGACCCGAAGAAGCTCCGTCTCATCGACGGACGCGGGAACGATCGAGCGATCCAGTAACAAGGGAGGGTAGGCACCTCAGAGCGGACCTACCCTCACGAAAGGAGGCAGTCATGATGCCTAGGTTTATCCCGGTCCAGGGAAACATGTATCGCATCCGGTACAAGAGCGACACCCAGAAGGTGGAGCGCGAGGCCGTGATGCTATACCTGGGTCGAAGCGGAACCACCGAGTCGACCTGGAGCGCCAGGCCGGTGGCAGGCACGCAAGCACTACCTGACCACTGGGTCATCTCGATCGAACCAGTGGACCAGGGCACGACACCTTACCTGAACCGTAAGGTCTAGCACGAGGGAGGTGGGCGACATATTCACCGTCGTGAGTAGGGTCGTAGCATCGAAGCAACCTGCCTCGCGCCTTCCTACGGGCACGCAAAGAGCGAACCCCTCCCGTCCTGCCGACGGGAGGGTTTCGTGCTGTTCAAAACCAGAAGGGAAACCCGGTGAGTGAGGACGTTAGCGGCAGGGCAGAGGAGAAAATCCCTCAACCCAGAAAACCTATTAATGACCAGGGGGAGGGGGGTACCCCGGTAGAGGGGTTTCACATCGGCAACGAGGATCGAACCAAGCGGGGCCTAGCAAAGTGGGAGGAAGAACTAAGTGACAACTGACGCCGAAGTGTACTACTGGTGCAGCCATTGTCGAAAGCGGCACGGGCAAAGGGACAGTCACTCCATTGCGGAGCTAAACCTGCGTCTGTGCCGGGCATGCTATCCACAGTATGCCCATCTGGACACGAACAAAACCCTACCAGATGTTCCAGGGCAGCGCCTAGGCGACTAGGAAAAAGATCTTGAAAAAATCCACTGGCTCGACCATCTTGAAAGGTCCTATAGGGGCTGAGCTATAATTATTGTAGAGCGAAAAATCTGCGAACTGTCAAGGTCGGAGGACAATCATGGTAACACCGCCTCAGATCCACGCAGAGCACGAGAACGCCCGGCAGGGTAACTTTCCGAACGGGCGGCACAAACCCCCTGAGTGGTTGCTAGACATCATGGCCGAGGCGAAGCTCATGGGCGGGTACAGACGCAAGCGTAACAAACTCTGTCCTAACTGCAACGTGCTGATGTCGAACGTCGGTTCATGCACGTGTTCTGGCGGTTAGGCAGGGGGCGGCCGAGCATTTGATGTTCGCGTCCGTCCACGGAAGGGAGGTGCACCGTGACCCAAGAGTATGAGGTGTACCGAGAAAAGGTACGGATCACCGAATGGCGCGACGGCGCTGTATTCCGAACGGAGTCGCTTGGATCGGGCTGGTTCACTGAGGCCGAGATCAAGGCTAACGACGATCGGAACATTCAGTACGTCACGCCGAGTGACAAAGATCCAAACAAGCCTGTCCTCGGAATCAGAGTCAAGAGATAGGCTGGGGCGTTGGAGGCATTTGATGTCTCCGCGTCCACGAAAGGAGGCAGACATGCCTAAGGAACAGGAACGCAAGTCCACGTTCTCGCACTTGAACTACTGGAACGGTAAACGTGTACGGACGTTGGACATGCATGAAGAGGACGTGCGCACCATCTGGTTTGCCCTCCGAGCGTACAAGGAGAAGCTGGAGCACGACCTCAGCACCAAGATGGACGGCGACGTAAGATTCAGCGTCGAGGACGAAGCGTTCCTTCACTTGACGCTGGGGAATGTGTCGAGCATTCTGTTCCGCATGCAAGACAGCGGACTCGCCGAACACCTCGACGTGTCCTAACGGACCGAGCGGCCGGGCATTTGATGTCCGAGCCGTTCACGCAATCCTTCAAGTCCTAGGAGGGGACATGGAACGCAGGTACATCCGCACAACCCACGTGTTCGTCATCACGCACGACACGGACGAACGGAACTTCGACGACCCCAACGCAGAACTGGCACGCCAGCAGACGGCGATGTCAGACCCGCAGACCGCAATCGAGGAGTTCGAAACTCTCCTCGAGTCATGGCGGGCGAACGGAGACAACCCGTTCCTGGTCGGGCAGCACGTCGTCCAGGTCACCACGGACCGTGAAGACGTGGGCAGCCACGAAGCACTGCCTCGCCGTACTCCAAGCGAGGAGACCAAGGAGGCGGCTGAGCAAGCCGGCTTCGAGTACCGCGGGTTCTGAGGCAAGCGGACGAAACGCCTCCTCATCACGAGGCGTCGGCGGCAAGGAGCCGTCCCGATGAGTCCTACCTCACTCGGCTAGCCCTTAGGAGGGGCCATGAGCAACACACAGAAGCTGGTCGTCACTCGTCAGACGACAATCGAGCTGACCACCGACGAAGGGGCAACCCCGGTGATCAACCTCGACAGCCTCGGGCGGCAGGCGATCGAGAGCCAGGTTCAGGAGACCACGCTCGCGATCGAGGCCGACGACGCCGCTGCGGCCGAACTGGCCAGCGTGGACGACACCCAGCAGTTCGCCGCGATCGAGGACGTGGACTCCTACGCGTCCAAGGTCGTGAGCGATGAGGTGTCGGCCGGGCTGGACAGCGTCGGCTTCGGCGAGGACTTCCTCCCGTGGGAGCGTGAGAACGCGTTCGCGGTCAAGGAAGCCGAGCCCGAGGCACTTCTGAAGTAGCATGTCGGCGGGACCTCTCCGGAGGTCCCGCCTATCCTACGTTTTGGGCTTGTGAAACAGGACGAAACCTTTGGGTCCCAGCGTAAGGCGCTGGCTGAATGAGTCCGTTCAGATACAGTGACACGACGCGCACGAAGGGAGCACCGTGCCACACACCTAATGGGGGCAGGGAATGAACAAAACGACCGAACAAGTAGCAGCATGGCTCCTCAAGAACAAGGAGCGCCTCCGGACAGAAGCAGATCGGCGGGAGACCAGCATTGGGGAACTCGTCATCCACATGCTCGAGGACGTACTTGACGTGTACGCCGACGAGCGTGACTCCGAAATCACCGAGTACAGGCTTGCCCAGCAGGAGGGAGAACTACGCACTACCTTCTCCGACAGCAGGTAGTGATATCCCTGAATGCCCGGTGAGCAACAACACCACTCCACACGGGCAAATGACGTCGTTGCCGCAGCCTGGCTCCCAAACGTCGTCCTCCGCCCGTGTGGAGTTTTGTTTTGCCTACTGTAGGGGTTGTATAACTTAGGAGGGAGCAAGTGGGCCTGCGCGAAGCTTTGTACGACGTTGAGTGGCAGGTGTTGAGGGTGAACACTTTGCCCAAGCATAATGCCCTTGGGGGGTGGGGTACCCCGGCTGGTACAGCAGACAACCTGATGAAGCTGGCCGTGTACCTACGTGTCGACGAAAGCGTACGTCGGTACCGGGTAAACAACCTCCTGGCCTCCGTCCTGAAGAAGTACAGAGGCCAAGGGCTAACTGACACGCCCATGTACTTGGCAGTGGCAAGATTCAAGTACCAGATGCCTAGGCACATCGCGGCCGAGCGTGTGAAGTGGTCGTGGCAGAAGGTCAGAGATGACCTGGAACAGCTGATGAAAGAGGATCCGGACACGTTCAACAACGTTCGGAGAGACCTTACGTCAGTCATCCGAAGGATACATGGGGGAGGCGATAACCGTCCGGAACTGGCTAAGTTCCTAAACCTAATGAAGGATGTGTCAAGGTGAAGGCTCTACTGGCACTGGCCATGTCGGTGCTTGTTGCAGCAACGTCGTCAGAGTGTAGTGCTCCTGGCGACAAAGGTCAACCGCCAGCACCAGATGCACCAGGCACGATCGAACTGGTCATCGAGGTGGTTAGTCATCCATCGGAGAAACAGGTGTTGGTCAAGCTTGACGCGGTCGACCATGCGGGGCTACCAACAGTGAACCTGGAATACGGAGAGCTGTATCCGACAAGTCACATTGAGCGGACGACCTACAAGCACATCATCGTCCACCCGCCAAGTGCCACAGTCACGTACTCTGTCGACGCTCTAATGGCGGGTGAAGGTGGTGACCTGCTGGGCTGCAACATGTATCTGAATGGCGTCAAGCTGATGGGGCCAGGTAATGTTGCAGTGTACTCCATCCCTGAGAGCCTGGACGTCGGGGAAGTTTGGTGTGAGTTCACTTACTACGGGGGCACATCATGAAGGCATACGCAGCCCAAGGTCTTACGGTCAGTTGCCCGAGGTGCAGTGCTGAGCCTGAGCAGAAGTGCAAGACGCGTTTGGGCAACGAGGCTACCTTCTGTCACATGGCACGTAGGATCCGCGAGGCCAAGAAGGATGGCACGTACATGTATGCGCCAAAAGCCGCTGCACGGACACGTGAGGATCGAATCGTCGTTGTCCTGTGGGCGATCGAACTGGCGCGCAAGATCGGAACGACACAAGACCTGATCGATCGCCGTCTGGCAGAGATGCTTGTCGACGGCGATCTCGACCTGAAACTGTTCTAGGGGAGACGATGAAGTGACACGACGGAAAGCGGAGACAGTACTATACGTCATAGCTCGCAACGGCCACGGCAGGCCGACACTCCAACACAAGCTGCTTCCAGGGACAGCTTCCCTAACGGCTTGTGGCATCTCGATCGACGTTTGGTCGAGAGCATACCATACTACACCCATCGAGGAGGTCCTGTGCCGCAGGAACCAGTGCAGAGCGTAAGAGGCCGTGGGGGACGGCGAACCTACTACAAGGTGTACTTGACGAAGACGGAGATAGTCCTGATACGTCGAATCATTCGTGCAGAAGGTAGGGCTATGACCGACTACACGGACCCGGACGACCTGACTCCGCCCGAGCGGACACGCTACCGGCAGCTGCAGAGACTCTTCAGCAAGTTCGACGAGTCCCGACTGCGGGAGATGGAGACGACGCACCTGCGTTAGACTGCGTGTTAGACGGAAAAAGATCTTGAAGTAGCCCCCGTGAAGTCCAGCTTGGACGTAGCGTATAATTGAGATAGCCAGCAGAGCTGGCGGACAGACAAGGACCTGACAAATGTCACGGAAAACGAGAGGGAGAACGACAATGGGACAGCCGACAAGTGCCGACGAGGAATTTGGCACTGAGGACGTCGAAGTCGAAGAGACGAACGACGGCGACGTGGAGCTCGACGAGGTCGACTCGAACGACGAGGAGACCGACGAGGTCGAAGAGGGCGACGAGGCCGAGAAGCCCAAGAAGACGGCCAAGAAGAAGGCCAAGGCGCGCCCGCCAGTGCCCGAGGGGTACATCGCGCCGGTCGCATTCGCCAAGGTGCTGACCGCGAGGGAGATCGCGGCAGGCAGGCTCGAGGAGGACGAGGAAGTTCCTCCGCAGATGATCTACTCCTACATCAAGAACACCGCCAAGGGCAAGGACCCACTGCCGTCGTACAGCGCGGGCGGCCGGGACAACCTCCTCAAGGAGGCCGAGGCTCTGGCTTGGTGGGACCGCAAGGAGGAGCGCGCCAAGGAGCGCAAGGCCGCGAAGAAGGCCGAGAAGGCCAAGCCCGCCGCCGAGACCAAAGAGGCCGAGGACGCCGAGTAGTCCTCGTCGCCTCACCATAGCTTTACACGGTGGGGTAGGAAGATAGCCGGCGCATCAGACCTGGAGGAAGGAATGGTGCGCCGGCTATCACTCTGTTCACAACCCGAAGGGATTGACGTGGACAAGTTCATAACGATGAAGGCACTTCTAATGACGGCAGCATATGGGCCCGACGAAGATGGCCCGTACGACTGGGACGATGTAATTAACGCAAAGGTGGAGTACGTCTTTCATGCCGAACCGCCAAAGGGTTGGGGCTCGATCATACCTGGCGAGTACAAGGTCGAAGTCGTCAGGACTGAAGTCACGCCAGACGGGGAAGAAGAGCCGGTACTCACCATTCACTTGCAACTTCTGGAGCAGTAATGCCACACATTCCCAGAGCACTTCACGAACCATGTAACGTCGAAATGACCGTCAAGAACGTTGGTGTACGCATCGAGATGATGCTTGACGGAGGCGAGCCCTACTACAAGGTCATGGCCGATCGTCTGCAGTGTCCCAAGTGCAGCCAGACGATCTTGCTGCTAGCCAGAGCCCACTTGGCGGAGCAGTGGGAACCTTCCTACGATTCGTATCCGACAGGCATACGGGGTCACTTCGTGTGAGGGCCCTAAATATAACCCCTTGAGATCCTTTGTTGACATCCGTTATAATAGTTACAAGCGGGAGAACATAGGGAGGCCGGGGTCGTACATGCTTAACATTCCAATTCAGCCCGGAGAGCGGGACGTTCTCGTTGAAGCCATCGACGAGTGGCTCGATGGCGCGGACGAAACGGAAAAGGGGTTCTATCGGGACAAGTTGTTCGAAGAGCCGGAGACGTTCCTTCGTGTGATGGATGACCACAAGACACGAACAGGCACGCTCCGCGAACTGAAGGAGAGGCTGACCAATGCCTGAACTACCAGATGACCATCCCATCAACGAAAGGCCTATGCCGGCCCTCTGGAACTATGTCAAGAGGGTCTACGCGGCTATGGAAGACGCGGCAGAGGTCGAGCAGCTGATGGAAGACGACGAGGCAACAGGCTTGGTGTACACGGGGCACCTCACCGGATTGTTCCAAGAGATGAACATCCCCAACCCGTACTACACCAGCGTCACACGAGCTCTTAAGGCCATGGAGTGCGTCCTACAACTTCGACGTGGCGGCGGTTCAGCCACATCGCGGTGGGCGCTCCTCGGGCCGCCTAAGGAGGAGATATTCCTCTCGCGCGACTTGGGCACCGGAGCAACAGTAGCAGGGCACAAGGGCAAGATCGGCATGCTGGAACAGCGCATCCGCGACCTCACGAAGCGGATGTTGGCAGCCGAGGACGAGATCAAGGAACTGAAGGAAGCCAAGGCAGCCTAGCACGGGGCGGGGCAACCCGCCCACCAAGGCCCTCTCTGGTGTACAGCGTCCGCCAGACGCTGCCGTGGAAGTTAGGCAGGTTCGATTCCTGTCGGGGCCACGTAAGTCCTAACCCCCCAGTTTGGAGGTCACATGTTCACACCTATCCGCGTCGAGGTCTACTGCAACCAGGCAACAAATGGGAACAGGTGCCGTGTACACAAGAACGGTAACTCGGTAAAGCATCGTGTACGCCGTGACGTTCTCCCAGAAGTCCTGGACATGCTCGGCCTCGAAGGCGTCGAGATCCGGTTCGCCACTCGGAGACTCCCTTCTGGCGGGCTCCACCCAAGGGCAAAGCGATGACGACATTCGAAGAGGTGGCACGTTGTCCACGGTGCGAGCAGCCTGGTGAGTCCAAGCCAGGTGGACGCTTGCCTGGCGCTGCTCGCGGCTCTAGTAGCCTAACATTCTTCTGTCGGAACACACGGTGCAGATGGCTCAACACCTCGTGGATCGTTCAGGTCATGCCTGACGGTACATTCCCTCCGGCACTGAAGAAGCGTACCAAGATGTTCCCAGTACTACCTTCTAACCCAACAATCGCGGACTCGCTCGATACTCTCCAGGCTTTGACGACACAACCAGGCGCGGAGATTCGGTCGTGAGCGAAGAATCAGAGTATTGGGTAGCGCACTGGGATGCTATCGTGGGCCACCAGATCGGACCGGTGGGACGGCTAATCGGTGCACTGAAGATGCAAGTCGCCGAGCTCAAGGACGAAGTAGATCGACTGCAGGCAGAGGACTTATCTAGACGCGAGTTAGATTCGCAAGATCCCCAGGCTATATAACTCGTAAGCCTCGCGAAGTCCTCTAGTCTATATCGAGTCTATCTTGTCTAACAACCAGTCTCAGGTTAAGCTAACCTAAACACGTAGTAGAGGGGTACCCAATGGGTGACCGTGAGGAGATCCAGCGAGCCAAGCAGCAGTACGAGTACGAGAAGCTCGACGAGGTGTGGCACATCTTCAACGATGGTCTGCGCCTACCCACAGACGAGCATGAGGAGGTGCACCCGTCACCAGCTCTGGTGGCTCTACTGCGTGATCGGCTCACGCAAGCCACTGAGTGGACGAGGGAAAAGGCAACAACACAGGCCGAGGCAGTTGAGATATACTCGGCATACTGCAGCCACCTACTGGTCCTGATGTTTCGGTTCGGTCAGTTCTGCAACCAGCTGCCCCAGCCAATCAAGTACGAAGACCTAACGCCGTGCACGTGCGGCACTCTAACAGAAGAGGACATTGAGAAGTTCCTCAAGATTGGAGAGTAACATGGAATTGTACCCCTTCCAGCAGCAGGCAGTGGACAAACTGTGGAATGTGCCTGCAGTATTGGTGGGGGATGAAATGGGCCTTGGTAAGACGGTCGAGGCCATTGCGCTGGACATCAGGCGGAGACAGGAGCTTGGAGCTCCCCTAACGTGGAAGACACTCGTAGTAGCGCCTACGAGCCTTCTCTCGAGTTGGGCCGATCACTTCCGCGAACTATGTCCGGACCTGAAAGTTAAGGTCATCGACCCGAAGGTGCGTCACAAGCTTCTGTACGCACTCAAGAAGGACAGGGCAACCATCTTCATCGTCCACTGGGCGGTAATCCGCCTCATGCCAGAACTCGCCCAGTACACCTGGTTCCACGTCATTGGCGACGAGATTCAGTCGATCAAGAACCGTGACGCCCAGCAAACGGTCGCGTTCAAGAAGCTGACTGCAGTCTACAAGACAGGCCTGTCAGGTACCCCCGCTGACAACAAGCCACAAGATCTATGGTCTGTCTTGCACTGGCTGTATCCCAAAGTCTGGACCTCCTACTGGGGGTTCTTCAAGCGGCACGTGGACTCAGTCCAGCATACAGCTGGGCCGATGATGTGTGCAGGAGAAGGTTGCTACAAGAAGCACATCCGAGGCTTCAGGGAGAATGCAGGTCCTAAGAACGTGGAAGAGCTCCACGCGGCTATGGATCCGTTCTACGTTCGACGCCTCAAGGTGGACGTTCTTAAAGACCTCCCGGACAAGTACTACTCCGAACTCGTCGTTGATCTTCACCCCAAGCAGCGACGAGCTTATGATTCCATGCGGGACGTAATGCTTGCATGGATCGGTGAGCACGAAGAAGAGCCTGTGGCTGCCCCGGCAGTCATTTCACAACTCGTACGTCTCCAACAGTTCGCCTGTGCCTACGGTGAGCTGGTTCAGGTGAACAAGCGCAACAAGGTATCCGGCGAGGTCGAGACGCTCAATGCGCTAAAGCTGACTGAACCCTCGACCAAGATCGACGCCGTAGTCGAACTGGTAGGAAACACAGATGGACAAGTTGTCGTATTCGCCCAATCGAAACAGGTCATTCATCTACTGGCTGCGAGGCTTACACGTAAAGGTATCACTAACTGCACTCTTACTGGAGACACACCGCAGGCGGATCGTGGTCCTATGGTGGCTGACTTCCAGTCTGGTAAGTATCAGGTTTTTTCTGGAACCATCACGGCGGGCGGTATTGGTCTCACCCTCACTGCTGCTTCGACGGTTGTGTTCATTGATCGTGCGTGGAACCCCTCGAAGAACAGGCAGGCTGAGGATCGCCTTCACCGTGTCGGACAAAAGAACGCGGTACAAGTGGTAACGATCATTGCCAAGGAGACGCTCGACGCCGAACGCAATGACAGCATCGAACTCAAGTGGGAATGGATCAAGGCCCTCTTGGGGGACTAAGGAGGTGAGGACAATGGTGCGCTGCGTTCAGCCCTGTGCACTGGACGTATTAAAGGAAAGGCGCCTACGCTAACTACTTCCTCAACTGCTCAGGGTGGAGGGACTATGGGGGAACGGAAGACTGCCATCGGTCCCTCCACCCGACTTAAGGAGAACAATGGATCTGCCTACCGCACGTGAACCTACTGGAGTACGCGTACTCTTGGGCGACCTCAAGGATGTCAAGAGCATCGGCTGTCACATGTACTACGTCGTAGACGGGAAGAGCAACCTCAACGCAATGAGGCATGACGCACGATTCTACTCCAGTGACGACCCGCACCTCCTCATGCGCTACAGCACACTGATTCACTGGCACCACAAGAACGTGACCTGTAGCGACGAATACGCACACGAGTTTTACCCTGTTGAACAACCCACTGGAAAGTAGTGCAAAGCCCACACGGCCTGAGGAATTCTGGCACCCGCCAACTTCCTTAGCCCGTGTGGGGTTTGGTTTACTTTCAATCGGCATAGATAACTATCACTTGACAAGGAGGAAACATGTCCGAGCTAACCAGATGCAACTACTGTTCATTGCGTGCCATGAAGGAGCGTGCCGAGGCGCGAGGCGTGACTGTGATCGTTGGTCATGAAGATGGGTGGACTACTGCCCGTTACTCAGACGAAGAGGAACCGGCAGCCTATTTCCTGACTCTGTCTGGAAGGTGTGAATGCTAATGGAAGAGAACCTGCCTGCTGTGAAGCGGGAGTTCCCCAAGAAGGATCCGTTCAGTGACGGTACTGTCATTCGGTACGCACGCGTCTTGTCCAATAGGCACTACAACTACGTTGCCGTCAAGGCAAACGGAATGTGGTACTCGTCGGCACAAGGCACATTCCAGTACACATGGGATCAGTTCGTCTTCGAACAGCTTGCCCACGAGCACACCATGCACATCGAAGTTGCCCTGGCCTTCATCGACTTCTTTGACTACCTGGAAGCCCAGAGGACAGGCACTTACTCCACAGTCTCGTTGGAGGGCTAATGCTTAAGGTCTTCAAATACACCGTTCCTAGCGACTCGCGACCACACACGTTCGAACTGCAAGGTAAGATCGTACACGTCGGTACGACAGCTCCTGGCTACCCAGATCTCATCTGCTTCTGGGCCATCCACGAGGACGAGGTCGTTCCCACCAAAAGAACGTTTCGTATCTACGGGACGGGGGACGGGTTGCCTCCCAATGTCGAACATATTGGTTCGGTTGTAACGGCAAACGGACGTCTCGTCTGGCATCTCTTCGAATTGGTGGGATACAATGGCTAGGTACGTCATCCTCTCGTTCGACGACAACAGCGAGGCCGATGCATTCGTTGCTGCCGTCGAACAGAGGCTAGGAGTCATCTTCGGCAAGACGCCGGCCGACAAGATTGGCGAGGTCGTGTTCGAACCTCTGAACCTGGAGAGGGTATTCGTTCGCGGCTTGTACATGAAGCCCACGATCTTCTGCACCTGTAACAAGGAAGGCAAGTGGGGTCGGAACGACAGTTGGAAGCGTGGAACGAAGTTCGGTCTCTGGGTCCACAACGTGTGTGGCAAGCCCTCACAAGCCTGGGCAAAAGGAGACCATTGGTACGCTTCCCTCGGCAAGAACCTTTTGCCTGTCTCCACACAAGCACCCGAGTGGCGAGGCGAAGGTGTTTCTGGCCATCGCTTCGATCAGGAAACCAAACAATGGATCAACGTCGAAACTGGAAAGGTTTGGGATGGAAAACTCCCCAGTGGCAAGTCTTGACTGGTTCCTCACTAAGGAAGGTGAACTCTTCCCTGGTTGCATGACCTGCTGTGAGGTGGTCGGAAGTCCGGCAGCCCATGAAGCAGCGAGTGCCGAGAAGCTGGTGTACGACGATGACCTCTTCGACTCGGGCGTAGTACCAAGTTGGACTCTGCCCATCTACCGGGCCGTCCTTGGCGATTACCACGATCGCAACCACTCCTTCGCTCCCACGCCACTTACGGCAGTTCCAAAGCGTAGGAGGCGTACTCAGGCCATTTCGGCCGCTGTTGTTGTCGATGTTCCAGACGGGCGACTGTAAAGGATCTTGAGAAGGCCCCCTTGAGAACATCGGTTGACCCGAGTTATAATTAGATCAACGAACCTCATTATCCCCCAAACGAGGTGACCCTGGTGCTTGAAACGGTTGACGACTACATCGAAGCTGGTTTGACACATCAAATTCACACCAGTGAGCGGATGAGTCGGCGTGGTTGTCGTAGGCGTTGGAGCTGGATTTTCCAAGATATGTACTACCCACACGTCACGGCAAAGCCTCTTGAGTTCGGGGTTGCCTACCACAAGGCGATGGAGGTCTTGTACGATCCGCTCAATCGACCCGATGGTGAGGTCGACACAGCGTATGCACTGGCGAGGGTGGCATTCAAGACAAAGTGCCAACAGCAAAAGGCTGAGTTCATCGCCCATAACCCAAACCTGTACACATCTGAAGTTGACGAGGACTACAAAGAGCGTGTCGAGCTTGGTCTTGGCATGCTCGATTTTTGGTATACCCAGATCATGCCGACGTACGACCACAACTTCACACCAGTCAAGGTCGAGATACCGTTCGAAGTCCCAATCTATGAACCTGAGACGGACGGCGAACGAGTCTTATGGTGCAAGTGTGACCAGTGCTGGCTTCGCTACTGCAAATGGATGTGGTCTAACGGCCTCGTAGGAGTGATGGAGATCTTCGACGAGGCACGTTGGCAGCAGGAGCGACCGCTTTGGAAGGGTCTTCCAGTAACGTACGGTGGACGTGTCGACATGTTGGCACAAGACACTAACGGTGACTACTGGATCGTCGACTGGAAAACAACCGTCCGCATGACGAATGCAGAACCAAACGTCGCAGATGAGTTCTTGCTCCTGGATGATCAGATCACGTCCTACTGCTGGGCGTTTTGGGTTCTTGGTGTTCCAGTCAAGGGCTTCATCTACGTCGAGATCAAGAAGGCCTACCCGCAAGAGCCTGAGCCGAACAAGACAACTCGGCTCGGACGGTTGTTCAGCGTCAACAAGCAACAGGAAACGTCGTACGAGGTCTACAAGCGTACAGTGGCCGAGAATGACTCATATGCCTATCAGTCTGGCCTGTACGACGAGTTTCTCGAGTACCTCAAAGAAAATGCCAACTCCGAACACTTCATTCACAGACACCAAATCGTTCGGAACGAGACGGAACTTCGCAATGCCGGAGAGAACATTTACTTCGAGGCACAGGAAATGACCAGTGCCCATCTGGTCAACTTCCCATCGCCTGGAAGGTTCGCATGTAACTTCTGTGCCTTCCGCGAACCTTGCGTTGCCAAGAACCGTGGCGAAGACTTCGAATACGCACTTGACACAATGTACGAAAAGCGAACAAGGCACTACTGGGAAACGGCAGAATCCACGACCGATAAGAGGTACAGCTAACACAGGAGAGGAAAGGCAATGGCACGAGTCCCCCTGCCTCGTCCGGACGAGGACGACGATCGCAAGACGCCTCAGAAGAAGGTCAAGTCTTCGGCTGCACGTACGCCTGCTGCAACACGAACCGCAAGCCCCGCCAAGGCAGGCACTAAGAAGGCTGCACCGAAGAAGAGTGGCCGATAGCAGGTGACGCAGACACTGACTCCCAGAAGCTTCGCCGGACTGAAGGTAATGCGTGCGGCGGATAGGCCCTTCACTACGAACATGCTCATCTATGGCGACGCGGGCACAGGCAAGACACATCTCGCGGGTTCTGCAGACGCCGTGCCACAGATGAGGAAGGTGCTGCACCTCGACTGTGAGTCAGGCGCGAACACCCTCAAGGCGGCGTGGCCCAACGTCGAAGTGATCGAGATCAACAAGTGGCAGGATCTCATCGACGTTTACCAGGCACTCTTCGCTGGCGGCCACGACTACAACACGGTTATCGTTGACAGTCTCACCGAGCTCAACGACTACTGCATCGATACTGTGGCATCAGAGGCAAAGATCAAGAAGCCTGACTTCGACGATGTTCTGGAAATCTTTCACTGGAACAAGGTCGCGTCTCGAATGCTTCGAGCGATCAGGACGTTTCGCGATCTGCCTATGAACACGATCTTCGTCGCGCACATGGTCGAAGACCGTGATCAGAGGTCAGGAAGGTTGATGAAGCAACCGCTTCTCACCGGACAGCTGAAGAAGAAGCTGCCCACAATTCCTGACATCGTCCTATACCAATACGTACAGGAGGTCGAAGAAAGAGGACAGCGGAGACTGCTCCTAACCCAGAAAACAGACACATGTGTCGCGAAAGCAAGGGGCGTCGACATGCCGCCAGTTCTTGGCATAGATGACGAGGTCCTAATGCAGACACTCTACAACTACATCGAAGCAGCCAAAACGAAAGGTTCGGAACAGTAATGGGAATTCATATCAATGTGTCAGACAAGGTCGCAGCGACTGAGTCGAGGGACTTCGATCCGGTACCGACCGGCAAGTACCTCGTCCAGATCGACGGTGCTGAGATTCGTGAGGTCAAAGGCGAGGACTCCCCTAACAAGGGCGCGCCGATGTGCAACATCGAGTTCACCATCGTCGAAGGCGAGTACGAGGGCCGCAAGATGTTCACCAACATCATGCTCTTCGGCGACGCCTACTCGGCCGTCTGGCTCTGCAAGGCGCTCGGTCTGTACGACGGCAAGGGTGCTCTGGACTTCCCTGAGCCCGGCGACCTCCTGGGCGTGAAGCTCGTCGTCAAGACCCTCATGGTCGGCGAGACGGTCGACAAGAAGGACCCGACCAAGAAGTACGCACCGAAGAACGAGGTCAAGGGCTTCTGGAACGAGAGCACCTGGAACGGTGCAGCCTCGGCCTCCGCCGTCGTTCCGGCAACGAAGAAGTCGCTCCTCCCGTAACACCCTGACGTACGGCCCAAGCTGAAGGTAACTACTTCCGGTGTCAGAGCACATCAGCTTGGGCCGTACCCTAACTTAAGAGAGGGGACTATGTGGACCTTTCGAGTTGTGCCACGTTGGAAGCTCGTGCCGATCGGGAGGTCTTCTTTCGCAGTGTCTTCGGTTCTAACGAAGGCATCTTCTGCATAGGCGTTTCACCTGTGCCTATACCGGGGAATAAGCGAAAGATGCACCAGCGCTTCTATGACTACCCCACCGAACTGGCTCAAGCACTCGACATCATAGACGCACACATCTCAAAGTCTGACTTGTACTTCTGTCCACAGTTGCTGGAGGAGAAGAAGCTGTCCAAAGGGACGGTAGTGTTATGTCCCACAGCGTGGGCAGACCTCGACGATTGTCCACCGAGTAGGCTACTTGTTACGCCTACGCTTGTTTGGGAGACGTCACCTGGAAGATTCCAGGCTGTTTGGCGGCTCGAAGAATCACTGTCGCCACAGGATGGTGAATCGCTTTCCAGGCGGATTGCTTACTACCACGCAGGCGATGGTGCAGATAGAAGTGGCTGGGATCTTACACAGTTCCTGCGCATTCCACGAACAGGCAACTACAAGTACCAAGACCCACTAATGCCTTCAGATCCAGCAATCGTACGGATCACTGGTGGCTCTGCAGCGAAGTACAGGCTAGAGGACTTCAAGAAGTACCCGGAAGTGAAGCGGGCCGAGTTCCTTGAGATGCCCCTGCCTGCAACTATTCCGACAGAAGACCCTCTGGAGATCATGCAGAGATACCGTCGGAGTCTAAATGCACTTGTGTTTGACCTGTTCAGTACTGAACCAAAAGGCACGTGGAGTGAACAACTCTGGCGACTCATGATGTTGCTGTTCGAAGCGGGCATGGAAATGCCTGAGGTACTGCACATTGCAAATGAGGCCGCCTGCAACAAGTACAAGCGTGACGGACGTGACATCGAGTACTTGTGGCGTGACGTTTGTCGGGCTTATGTAAAGTGCCAACAGAACATCGGTGCTGTAGTCCTACCCGCTGCCCCACAAGTCGAACTTATCTCGGACGAGGAAGAAAGAGCTGTAGCACAACAAGACACGTTCCTGGAAAGGTACATTGCATGGGCCAGCCAGTTAGGGGACGCAGCACCACAGTATCATCAAGCAGGTGCGTTTGTTGCCCTGAGTTCCATTCTGGCCGGCCATGTCCGCTTGCCAACTTCCTTCGGTACGATGATTCCCAATCTGTGGTTCATGATTCTTGCCGATACGACCCTCACACGAAAGTCCACCGCAATGGACATTGCGATGGACCTGATAATGGAGGTAGATGATGACGTGCTCCTAGCCACTGACGGCTCGCTCGAAGGCATGATGCAGTCACTCCAAGCCAGACCTGGACGTGCATCTGTATTCCTTCGTGACGAGTTTAGTGGCCTCCTGGAGATGATGACGAAGCGTGACTACTACGCTGGCATGGCAGAGATGCTAACCAAACTGTATGACGGGAAGATGCAGAAGAGAATCCTCCGAAGGGAAACCGTAGAGGTGCGCGAACCCGTCCTGATCCTCTTTGCCGGTGGCATTCGTAACCGCGTGCAGTCACTCTTGTCAACAGAACACGTCTCGTCAGGCTTTATCCCCCGGTTCGTCTTCATCACAGCGGAATCGAACACAGATCGCATTCGACCACTCGGACCACCTACAACAGTAGACATGAGCAACCGCAACCAACTGATCCGCGAACTAGCAGATATGGTAGCACACTACCATATCTTGGATGGCAAACGGAACACGACTCAGAAGGTCGACGCTACCCTATCTACAGCTGCATGGGCAAGGTACAACAAGCTGGAAACGGACCTACTAAAGTCGGGCCTAGATGCAGAACGTCCCGACTTGATGACACCAATGTTCGACAGACTTGCTAAGTCCACGCTGAAGGCTGCGATACTTATTGCTGCCTCAAGGCAACGTGAAGATCGTGTTACTGTCGACGAAGCTGACCTAGTAACAGCTATCAGCCATGCAACAAGGTGGCGCAGCTATGCGATCGAAGTCGTCAACGGTGTTGGTAGGTCAACAATCGAACGTGACTTGGACAAGATTTACTCAGCCATTGCTAGGAACCCTGGCATCAGTAGGTCGAAGCTCATGCAGAACTATCACCTAACTGCAAAGGGTGCAGACGCTATCTTCGACACACTCATGCAACGAGGCATGATCAAGGTATCGAAGATAGGCCAAACGACAGTGTACCATCCACTCGGACCCAGTAAACCCAACCTAGGAGGTAAGTTAGGATGAGTGACAGTTGTGCCATCGTCTCAGGTGGCCTCGACAGTACGACCCTCGTGTATGACATGTTGGACAAGGGCTATCGTCCACACTTGCTGTCCTTCGACTACGGTCAGAGGCACAAGAAGGAACTGACCTTCGCACGAGCAACTGCACAACGTCTTGGCCTGGAGTTTCACGTGATCGACCTTCGCGGCATCACTGAACTCATTAGCAACTCGGCCCTCACCTCACTACCCTCACGCACATACGAACTGTTGACAGACGGAGAGAACCTGCAGGTCGGCAAACCTGTCAATATGTACGACGTTGCAGTACCAGCGATCGAAGTGCCTGAAGGCCACTACGCCGAAGACACAATGAAGCAGACCGTCGTTCCGAATCGGAACATGATCATGCTCTCGATTGCGGCTGGTGTGGCTGTGAATAACAAGTACAAGACGATCGGCTTCGGTGTCCACTCCGGTGATCACTTCATTTACCCGGACTGCCGTCCTCGATTCGTCGTCAACGCTGGGTGGGCAATTCTGTCCGGCAATGAAGGCTTTCACCACTTTGAAGAACACCTCATCAATCCACCGGGCGAAGAAGAGTCCACACCTGCGTACACACCAATCTACGCACCGTTCTTGCACAAGACGAAGGCCGACATCGCATACCGGGCACTCGAGCTCGGTGTTCCGATTCAGCACACGTGGAGCTGCTACAAGGGCGGTGAGAACCACTGCGGCCGATGCGGAACATGCGTCGAGCGCCTCGAAGCTATTGACGAGGCATGTGACCGTTTTGGCCTAGCCAAGGAAGGTCGCGTAGTCGACAAGACCGTGTACGACGACTCCGAGTACTGGAAGGTGGCAGTCCGTGAGGCAGCTGACAGGACACCGTAAGGGTAAGGAGACGCGCCTTCTCGCCTTCATCGATGTGGACGACACCTGGACTATCCAAGGCGAATGGATTGTCGTCAATAACGTCATAGGCGAGTTCGTAAGCGCCTACAGGATCTTCCACGACGTCACCCGCATTACACAGGAGGACGTGAAGAACGAGCCTGTATCTTCGAACTTCGTCTCGGACTACCCTGGTTAACAACCCTGCGATTCATTCACACAACTCCACACGGCCTAGGAAGTAGGAAGGTTGACGTTGACACGCTATGTGGTTTCGAAGGAGATCGAGTTCGATGCAGGACACCGAGTTCCTGACCATGAAGGTAAGTGTTCGAGCCCTCACGGGCACCGTTACCGCATCGTTCTAGCAGTTCAGGGCGATCTGCAGATGGAAGGCTCACGAACCGGAATGGTCTTGGACTTCGGCGAGATCAAGAAGGTCCTGACAGAAGTCCACGACAAGTACGACCACGGCTTCATGTTCTACAGGCTGGACGTACGAATGCGTGCGCTCGTCGACTACTCCATGCCGAAGTGGGACTGGAAGTGGGTCTCTGTCGAGTTCTCACCAACGGCGGAGAACCTGGCAAAGGACATCTTCGAATACTGTGAGGAGCGCTTTGACGATCTTGCCCTTCCAGGCACACCGCTCTACGTCGAGGTTTGGGAAACACCCACCTCGATGGCCATGTATCCTGCACCATCATAAGGAGGTAGCATGCCAGCAGGGTTTGTCCGTGTCACCATTGAGGTGGCAGTACCTGGACGTATGTTCAGGACGAAGAAGGTTGTTAGGCTCCTCCCTGAAGACCTTCTGGACAAGACACTCGGCAACGAGCACCGTCGGACAGCAGCCAAGAACATGATCGGCCTGGCCTTCATGGAGGCGTACGGCAAGGCAATTGGAGAACGGAGCGAAGGCTCTACACTGTCCATGAAGAGGAATCATGAATGGTGAAGTCAAGTTGGGTATGGACGTCCAACTACATCACACGACCCGTCCAGACGTGCCGCTCGGGAGAGTGGTAGGCATCATCAAGCGACCTGGTGCAGGATACATGCCAGGTGAACTGGTAGTCCGCAGACCAGACGGTAGCACTATGAAGGTGCACAAGGCGTGGGTAGAGAGGTTCTACCCACCACGCATTCGGGTCAACACATCCTGGGGCTACTTCGAGGGTCCACTCGACCAACTAAAGGGCTTGCCATGCTAAGACTCGTTGAACGGTACAACAGCTTCCAAGGCGAAGGACCGAACACTGGTAAGCCAACCATGTTCGTTCGCTTTGCTGGATGTAACTTCAAGTGCGCGGGCTGGCCTTGCGACACGCAGCACGCCATCGACCCGGCAATCTTCACTAAGACACAACAGTTCATCACGCCCGAGGACCTGTCTGACAGGATTCTCAGTGATCCGATCACGAACATCTGCTTCACAGGCGGAGAACCGTTCCTGCAGAACCACAATGACCTGCAGCACGTTTGGGCAGCCATCAAGGCGCGCGGCAGGACCATCGAGGTGTTCACGAACGGCTCGCTTCGGTGGCCGAAGGATGTTGACCTCGTCGACACCTTCATCCTGGACTGGAAGCTTCCAGGCTCAGGCGAGTTCCCGGACGACGCGATCCTCGAGCCCAACCTCAACCGCCTCGGTCCAAGCGACGCCATCAAGTTCACAATCAAGGACCAGGCTGACTTCGATCGGGCACTGCAGAACTGGCAAACGTTCCTGATATACAAGCCCAACCCCGCCGATCGCCCTGTGGTGTGGTGTGGACCCGTTTGGGGTAGTTTAACACCGGAGAAGCTAGTCCGGTGGATCAACAATGCCGAAGTTCCATGGAACCTTAACATCCAAGTGCACAAGTACGTTTTCGGAGCCGACACGATTGGAGTGTAAGTTGCCTAACCCGTCTGACCACTATGCAGCCCTTGCCAAAGAGGCTGTCGACTACATGATTCCTCACCAGCAAGTTCATGCCTCAGACATACCGAGGTCAGCAGACTTGGCTGAGACCATATTGAGCGTGCATGCAGGTTTGGTTCAAGACGAGCACGGCAAAAAGACACCTCAACGATTCGTAAACATGTTGGATGAACTTACACAGTGCCGCCCCGACTTAATGACACCCGATCACCTTGAGGACTGCCTCAAGTGGGCTCAGTTCAAAAATGATGGCATGGACGAGATGATTGCTATGGCGAACATCTCGTTCGTGTCCGTCTGTAATCACCACGTCATTCCCTTCGTAGGCAAAGTACACATTGCCTACATACCTGACCAGCTCATCTGTGGCCTGAGCAAGCTTGCACGGGTCGCACACCACTTTGCACGCCGGCTACAGATCCAGGAGCGAATGACAAGGCAGATCGCCGACTTCCTCTTCGATCGACTTGAACCACGAGGCCTTGCGGTCATGGTGCAAGCAGAGCACATGTGCATGACCATTCGAGGAGTACAGACCCCCGGTACCATCACAACTACATCAGACATGCGTGGCGTGTATAGCGACCACACCCGCACAGCCAAGGCCGAGTTCCTTCAGATCATTGGAGTCAGCAAGTGATACCAGACTACTCAAGGGCACTCCTCGAAATTGCCCAGCAGTGCTTGTCCGACTCAGAGCGCTGGTTCCCGGACAATCGTCATCGCAAGGACGAGGCACTCCTTGCCTACTTCACACTGGCACTGGCTGGAGAAGCAGGCGAAGTGGCAAATGCGGTCAAGAAGGTCTGGCGTGGCACGCACTCCCTGGAGCAGAGTCGTGACGACATCGTCGGAGAGATCGTTGACGTGTTCATCTACCTCATGAACCTCGTCTACGTCCTCGACTTCGACTTGTACGCTGAGTACCAGAAGAAGCGGGCGATCTGCGAACTGCGATGGGGACCAACACAGGACATTGGTACCATTCCGGAACAGCGTGAGGGTCACTGGCTACTGGACAAGGGATAATAATGGCTGAACTGACCCCAGAAGCCCTCGATGCAGCGAACCTCGCCTTCGAGAACATGATCCAAGACAGGCACGATATGGGTGCCGAGAAGTATGGACCAGTCAAGTTCCTTGAGCTCGACTCCATTCAGATGGCGCTGGAGGAAGTTGCTGACTTGGCCAACTATGCAAGGTACACGTTCATCAAGTTGTGGCTTCTGCAGTACCAACTAGTGTTCCCAGAGCAGAAGCCTGATCCGCTGGGCAAGGACGCAGTCCGCAATCCATTCGCAGGAGGCTAACATGCAACTAGCCCTTATTCCCCCGAAGGGCTGGGAAAACTACATACACCTGTCGAGCTTCCAGCTGGCGTTGGCACATATTGATGCCGGTGACTATCTCCGGGAGTATGCGAAGGCAGAGCGACGGGGAGACTTCATCGTCCTTGACAATGGCATTGCCGAGGACGAGCACCTGTCCACAAAGGCACTGGTGATCACATCGACCAGGATCGGTGCAAGTGAGCTAGTGCTGCCTGACGTGATGCACGATGGCCACAGGACACTAACGGCCATCGGAAAGTTCCTCAAGGAGGCAAAGCAGCTTCCGAAACCCTACACCACTGGCCTGCGACTTATGGCAGTCGCACATGGAAACAACACAGACGACATTCAGGCCCTAATCACTCAGTACGTCGACATTGCAGAGATTGACACCGTTGGGCTCCCGCGATGCCTAGTGACTCAGTGGAAGCCCGCTATGCGGATCGATCTGGCGAACTGGACACACGAAACGTACCCGAACAGATTTCAGATTCACTTCCTGGGCACAAGTCACTGGTGGCCAAGGGAAATTGCACAAGCAGCACACTATGCACCACACGTTCGTTCAGTCGACACATCGATGCCCTTCAACTATGCATTAGCTGGTGAGAGACTCGACGTTAAGAAACCTGCAGCCGTAAAGCGACCCGATGGTTACTTCAAGGACGTAAGGGACTTCGATCCTGATCTCCTCCGCCGGAATATTCAGACTATGTTTGGATGGCTTGATGTCGAAGCACCCGTTAGCTGACTGCGACAAATGTCCGCTTAAGGATGAAAAATATGTCCCGTCCGAAATTCCGGAGAACCCGCGACTTGTTGTTGTCGGTGAGGCACCGGGCTTCCAAGAAGCGACCAGGGGTCGTCCATTTACCGGTCCCTCCGGTCAACTACTCGACCGCGTACTCAAGCACTATGGGTACCCACGCTCTGCAGTCGCCTACACCAACGTGGTGTCGTGTCGCCCTCCAGGTAACGCGACTCCTCCTAAGGCTGCGACTACTGCGTGTCGTAAACGCCTCCTTGACGAAATCGCTAACACATCCACCAGAGACGTACTTGCTCTTGGAGCCACCGCGACGTCTGCTCTTGTTGACGATACAAGGACCATCACGCAACTACGCGTCGGTCCTCCCAAGCAAGTCACAGCAGGACTTCGCGATAGTGCTGTTGAAAGGGTTGTACCTACATGGCACACAGCCTATTGTCTTCGAAATCCGGACGCCTTCCCGTCCCTTGTAACTGATGTTGGCAAGCTGACCAAGGAGGTCGGAGCAAGTGTTTGGAGTCCACCGGACTGGAGATACTTTGACGATCCTGCTGACGCGCTTGCCGTCATCGGAGAACTTCGACGAGTTGCGAGCAGACTTGTCGTGGACATTGAGGTCGGCATCGAGAAGGACTTCTCTTTCGCCCATCCAAATGAGTTCGATCTCCTCTGCGTGGGACTTGCTTACGCACAAGGAAAAGCGGTGGTACTTGGGTCTGGTGCACTTTCCGACAGGGCTGTTCTGGATGCACTCGGAGAACTACTACGTAACACCAGAATCATTGCTCACAACGGCAAATTCGATCTGGCAGGGCTTTTTCCACACCTGGGCCCACTTGAACTCTGGTTCGACACCATGCTCGCCAGCTACGCTCTTGACGAACGTCCGGGCCAACATGGACTCAAGGTTCTGGCTGTGGAAAGACTCGGCGCTCCCAAGTATGATGACGAAATCCTGAAGTACGTTCCCAAAGGCGGGAACTACGCAAACATCCCTCGAGAGATCCTATACAAGTACAACGCCCTCGACGTGGCATGCACGTGGGACCTCTTCGAACTGTTTGAAAAGGATCTCGACCGGGAAGACCTCCGACGCGTGCATGACTACATGGTGGCGGCCTCAAACCAACTCATGTACCTCGAAATGAACGGGATCAAGATCGACAAGGAGTACAGCCGCAGGCTGGACACGGAATACCTCGTCGTACTTGAGAAACTGGAAGAGGAACTTAATGCACACGTCAGCGAAGCGACCGGTGGTGATACTACCGGACTTAACCCAAGATCCCCACTTCAAGTCAGAAGATTCCTTGAATCCTGTGCTATTACCGTTGGTTCTACAAATGAGGATACCCTCAAGCGACTCCTGGAAAGGCTGGCACCCGGACCGGTCCAGAATTTCGTGCTCTGCCTGTTGCAGCACCGACGAGAACAGAAGCTTTACGGTACATATGTCAAAGGCATTAGGAAACGGACATACCGCGGTCGGGTGTATACAACATACATGCTCCACGGAACCACATCCGGACGGCTTGCTAGTCGTAATCCGAACCTACAGAATATCGTGCGAAATTCGACGATCCGACGGCAGTTTACAGTCGCACAGCCAAGTCACGTACTGATTCAGGCAGACTACAAACAAGCCGAAGGTCGCATCATCGCCACTATGGCACAAGACGACTACCTGCAGCACGTGTTTAGCAATCCCGACATTGACATCTTCAACGACATGTCAGACCAACTGTACGGTGTAGGCAAGTGGGCCAAAGAAGAACGCGTTCGCACGAAGGCGTTCTTCTACGGCCTGAGTTACGGACGACAGGCATTCTCCATTGCTATGGAGTACCGTATGTCAGTCAAGGAAGCAGAACGACGCCTGAAGGAGTTTATGGACCTAATACCTAAAACAGCCCTCTGGCAACAGAGGACACAAGAACGCGTCCTGAACGGAGAAGACCTTGTCACACCGTTTGGCCGTAAACGCAGGTTTTGGCTCATCACGAACGACAATCGCAAGGACGTGCTTAACGAGGCACTGTCCTTTCTGCCGCAGTCCACTGCATCCGACATCTGCCTGGGCGCACTTGTACGTCTGCGGCCACTGCTACGTGGTCTGGGATGGATCAGGCTCACGATCCATGACGCTTTGGTCGTCGAGTGTCCCGAATCTAACGCCGACCGAGTGTCCACGCTGCTGCAGGAGATTATGGTCTCCGAAGCAGCCAAGTACACAAACTACGTCCCCTTCCCAGTTGACCTATCCTTCGGGAAAACCTGGGGTGACCTCTAGAAGGTAGACATGATTCTAACACTTTCAATCATACTCGGAATTGCCGTGACGGCCCTAATGGTCGTCCTAGCTACAACGGAACCATTCATGTGGCTCCTCAACGAGGTGTACATGTACATAGTGCACCTCTGGAACGGTTCCTTTGTCGATGTGCCAAGGTCCGAGAACTCACATCGACTTGGGCAACGTGAAGACCAGTACTACGTCAGACAACGTCAGTACGTCCGTATGACTATCCACCTCCGACACACCGACGAGCTTCAATGGAGAGCCCATGCTTAAGGGATGGCAAATCGTCATCCTCGTGTTCCTGTTAACCCTTGCCATTATCCTGACCGTATACTGGTCTCCGTATTGGATGGTGATTTCATGCCTAGAGGTCAGACAAGCGAAGTTGGCTCGACCCTCATCAACGTGAACGGGTATCACAATACCAAAACTACTTCTGGCTGGCGGTTGACTCATCACCTCCTTGCCGAGGAGATGTTGGGACGACCACTTCTGCCCGACGAGATCGTTCGATTCAAGGACGGAGACAGGAGGAACCTCGACAAGGGGAACTTGGAGATCATTCCCCGCAACACGTCAAGCATCCGGGCACGCATTGCAGTACTCCAGGCCAAGATTGACGAACTCACTGCCGAGAAAGAAGGCCTGGAGCACCGCCTAGCTAGTGAGCTAGGTGCGCGTTAGCTGAGACTGCTTGTTAGACTTGATAGACTCTAAATAGACGCGATGACAGAGCGTATCTATAGAGTAGGTAAGCTCGAGGATCTTGCGAGTCTATTTAGAGTCTATCAGGTCCCTTGTTTAACAACCCACTGATTCATTCACACACCTCCACACGGGCTAGGACTATGACATGAAAGTGTTTCTGGGTAATAGACAATCAGGTAAGACACAGGCGCTTATCGACTGGATCATGGAAGGAGAGCCTACTCTCCAGTATCCGAACTGGTCGCGAGTGATCGTTTGTCCGAATCACGAGCAGACCGTCCTGGTGTACAAGCGGCTCCGCAAGGCGACGGAGGGCGTCGATTCGCAAGAACACCCGTACGTCCACGACCTGCGTAAGGCCGTCTGGAGCATCAATGACTTGCGGGCCAACCTGCGCGGAAGCCTTTCAAGTCACCGTGGCGAGTTCGAGATTGCGCTTGACAACGCCGACCTGATCATCCGAGAGGCACTTGGGTGGGGCTCTCCATCCCTGATCACGATAACAGGAGAACTGTATGACACCAAAGTTGAGGGTGCCCCCGCCATCGGATCGTAGCAAGCTCGCCATCATCGCAGTTGATCCCGGACCCGGATGTGGCATCGCTGTCTACCATCCCTACCCTGCAGTGCCTGGACACAACTTCGACACACAGACTCTCAATCTTGAGTCTGATGGACATGGGTGGTTGTACAAGCACCTTAGTGAGACTATTCACGACCTGAAGTTCTTCCTTAAGGATAATGGGCCAGATCAGGAGGTCTCTGCTACGGCCGGTGTCGTCCTGATCTGTGAGAAGTTCGAATACCGCAAGGACGACGCTAGAGAGCGAGAGCGCATCAACTTCATGGCAGCCGAGTACGTTGGTGTCTGCAAGTTATTGGCACAGGAGTACGAGAGGCGTCTTCTGCTCGCCCAGGACATCGTCATGCAGGGGGCCTCAGAAGCTAAGGGCTTCTGGACGAACTTCAAACTAGCTCAGCTCGGCCTACACGGTGGCTCTCGTCATGAAATGGATGCGCTACGGCATCTGTTGAAATTCATGACCTTCAATTTGCACCAGCAATGGTTACTCAAGATGCTGAAGGAGGCGTAGTGCCAGTTGAACGTGTCTGGGCATTCGATGCTGATCGGCCCATGCGTAGTTGGGGACCACCCAAGGCACACCTAGTACTGAAGACCGAACGTGGCTTTGGTCGCATGGCTAGGTGTGGTAAAGGTGATGGCGCCGAATGGTCAGACGAACCAGGAGGAGTGGCAATCCGACCGAAGTGTGGCCGTTGCCTACAAGCCACAGAGGCTGAAGTGCCCCGGACACGTCCTCCTCAGCCCTTAAGGCCAAAGCCACGTCCATAGGAGGCGACATGTGGGACTACCGTGCAAAGCTGCTGGAAGTTGTCGATGGTGACACACTCAACTTACTCATCGACACAGGTTTTAGCGGCCGAGTGGAAGAAGCAATTCGCCTGAAGGACGTCTTCGCACCCGAGAAGAATCAACCAGGTGGGAAAGAGGTGAAGGGATTTGTAGCTTGGTGGCTCGGTAATAGTATGAATTCCGCACTTAAGTGGCCACTGCAGGTCTATACGCGACCGAACACTAAGCTCGAACCGGACGAGATCCGGACCTTTACACGCTACGTGGGAGTCGTCCAAGCTATAGGTGCGCTTCCCACGCTTAACGAGGCCTTGATCATGTTCCTTGCACAGCATCCAGAGTGGGGAAAGGGCATTGGAGGATAGATAAGCCGAGCTGGTTAGCAGGAGGGACCCAATGGGTGGGGCTGCTAACCAGCTCGACGTCAACGGGAATCATTTGGCGGATTCCCAACGCCGTGTGGAGTTGTGTAGGACCTCTAAGGTCTAGTTAAACACTGGGAGGAGGCCTAACAGATGTCGCGGCCTCAATTACTGGCGCAGTGGTCTTCTCGGCCAAACCCTTGTACGTCGCAATGGCTGTGACGAACACAGACAGTATTGACGTCGTAAGGTTGGCAATGTCGAACTCGCCGGTGAAGTACGCGGTCCCAAGACCCGCCAGGACGCAGTAGGCGAAGGTCACTGCTGCTCGAACCTGCGTAGTCCAGTGAGGCTGCTGGATCACAGGGATGATGAACATCGACGAGACGAACCCGACGATCGCACTGTACATCATGAGATCAGTATCAGGCATTTCTCCTCCTAGGGGCTAACCGATGAGCTTGGCAAAGGTGCGGAAGTCGTAAGCAGGGGTTTGCGCAACAGCACCGAGGTAGATCTGACGCACCTTGTCGAGGTCTATGTAGGACGACCGCAGTGTGGCGATGTCCCCAGCCGCGTAACCGAAGTCGGCAGTGAGCTGTGAGTCTAACTGAGTGTCAAGCCACAGCTTGAAGTCGCCAATTTCAGTCAGAACGTCCCGTAGAGCCCTCGCAAGTTGGCCAGCACGGACATCCACTTCGCCCCTTGTGCTGTAGAGTCCAACTGTCATCAGATTCTCCTCCTGTCAGTAACGAATAATGGGCACTAGCGTGGCAAATGGTGGCGTGGTGCTGTGCGAGTGGGTGCCAGCAGAATCGGTGTCGGGCGTTGTGTGCGTGTGAGTATTCGAGTTGGTTCCACCGTGAGTGTGCGACTGGTGCGAGACGGTGAAAGTGGCAGTACCACCAACACTCGACGTCTGGTCACTGCCTTGAGGAATGGAGTGCGTGTGACTACCACTCGCTCCAATGTCTGCTTGGGTGTGTGCGTGGTCGCCGCTCGATGAGGATGTGGCAGAACCGCCTGTAACACCAACGTTATTAGCACCTTGGCCAACTGGGTAGCGGTCACGCAAGTCGGGCAGATTGAAGGTCGTCGAACCGTCGCCCGCACCCCACGTAGTCCCGATATTGGCAAATAGTTTGTTGTACGTAACTCGATTGACTGCAGAGCCATCACACACCAACCACCCAGTTGGGACGTTGCTAGACGGTCCAGCAAATAGAGTGATAGACCCGGCTGGTAGTATTGGAAGGCTAGACAGAAGAATTGCACGTTCCAATGAGGAAACGCGCCACGCTATGTCTGCTATCCGCACAACTAGGTCGGGTAGGTGCTGTCGGTACCTATCGCTCTCAGGCATCAGATGTTCTCGTCGCCTTCAAATAGGAGCTGGGCTTCCTCGACGCTCTCGGAGTCCGGCGGGTTAAGTGTCCAACCAACGAGTCGAGCGTCGCGCTCGTACCCTGTAGGGTTTCGGGGGTCCTTGATGACTACTCTAGCAGTGTCACCAAGAGTGTACGCTCCGAATTCCGGAATCTTGTCACCCTTGACCGTAACCTTCACAGTCAACATAGGTGGACGGCGCGTCGGTCCTACTGCACCAGCCACGAAGTTCAGGTTGGCCTGTGTTGTGATGTCCTTACGGGGGACCTCTACATCCCAACGTGGCATACCTCCCACAATCAGGTCGCTGTGTACAAACTCCGACGTGAGCATGTCGTCACTCTCGCCTGCACCAATTAGCAGTACGTGCGTGCCTGCATCTGCCATTGACTCAGTCATGTAGTACTGTGTGACGTTGCCAGGGTATTCGAAGATGGACAAACCCGGATGAACGCCAGTACCTAGAGTAGGGTAGCCGATTCGTAGGTCTTTTCGGAAGTAGTTGCCCTCTTTCGAAATTGCAACGTACCAGTCAAACCCGTTGGACGTGTTAGCAATACTGGACATTGCCTCAGAGTAGTATTTGAACTCTGTCGTTCTGACGTCGAGAGACTTGGGGACGACTGTTGGTGCGACATCAGTAGGCACGTTGATGTTGACGTTGCGGCCAGGAACGGCTTGCATTTGCGCCCACAGGGACTTGAAGATCTCTACCTGTTCGACATCATTGAAAATTGTGTTTGTTAGGATTCGCTGCTTGCGTGGGTAGTAATCGAAGGGCATCCCATGCATCTGTATTGTCTTTGACTGGGCGGAATAAACACGACTCCAGACGATCCAGGCGCCGATGGGAACATCATTACGTTCCACGACACAGAAGGTTCTTCCTGGACTTGTTGCTTCAACCAAGTCGACGTTACGTTTGCCTGTCTGGTCGAGTTGGAAAGTACCGTCAAACTGACTGTCGCCACCGTTCAAGCTCATACTCAGGTAGACACCATACAGGTCGATCTCCTGAATTACACGCTCGCCACCGAGTGACAAGAAGGTGTAACGATACCTCGCAACCACTCTTCCCCCTAGTCGATCTGCGTTACGTCACCGGTGATCTGAACAGTCGCACCGACTGTAATGCCGTCCTTGCCAGGATCACCTTTGTCGCCCTTGTCACCTTTATCGCCCTTAGGACCTTCTGGACCAACTTGTCCACCGCCACCTTGGACCTGAGCGTGCTTCGTGAACAGCTTGGCCCACTGCCACGGCCCGTAGCTGCGCCCGTCGTCACCCAGCAGCCCACCGAGGGCGTCGGCTACCTCCTGGCCGTACTTGCCGTCAGCGCCCCACTGCGGCAGCACGCCGCCCGATTCGAGCAGCAGGAACTGGAGTGCTATAACCTTATTTCCCTGGTCGCCAAATGCACAAAACATGTCGTCATCCCCTCCTGCTCCGGCCTTACGAGCCTTCCATGCTTCCCACGTTTCGCCACTGTGCACGCTTAGGACTGCTTCGAGTCCAGGCTTGCCAGGTGACGCATCCCACACCGAGCAGAACATCGTGAACACCGAGTCGTGCCGGTGCCACAGGTGTGTGGAGTCTCTAGACCAGTCGACCCTCCACGATCCAAGCACCGAGTCCTTGATCATGCAGAAGACGCGGGTCCCGTCGAGCGTCCCGATGAACTCACGCAGGCAGTCCAGTCGGTCGTCCTGTGGGTTCTCCGCAGACGCCTTCATGTAGCCGGTCCGTTTGATCATCTCAGCAGTCGACATCGTCCAGTCGCCGGCTCGAGCTTTGTCGTTGGGCTGTGTCTGGTCCGGCGGGAACCGAATCGAGTAATCGTTCGGCCAGTTGATCTGGTTTGCTCGGACGGTGTTATGGTAGCCGCGCTTGTTCGCGTAGATCCCACCGAGTCGCACACCTGGCGTCACTGCCAGGATGCCCTCCCACAACCGCCACATGGCGTCCGGAATCACTGCCGGGTTTGGGTTCGCCATTACTCCAACCCCTTTGGATTGTCTCCCTCAGCCCGGAACTGTTCGAACTCGTCGTCACTGAGTTGCGTGACATTGCCATCTTTGTCACGGATCTCCCACACGTTGTCGGTCTCACTATCCGTGACCTGTCGGCACTCGTAGCCCTTCTCGACGTCGAACAAGTGCCAATCGTGTTCCTCTGCCACAGTCCCTCCTATGCGTAAGTGCCTTCCAACTGGAAATCTGTGCCAGACACAAAGCTACCGGCTGCAAGTAAGAAATCAAGACGGGTGTAAGGACCAGCAGGAGCAAAAACCCCACCAGTGTTAGTAGCGATGCCACCGCTTGTTATTGTTCCTGAGCAAGTTGTCCAAGTCAGGAAGGCCGAGTGAGGTGAATCCCAACCAACTATATCGACTACGCCACCTGCAAAAAGATTAGCAGTTGCTCCGGCGCAAGCGCTAGCACCAATGAACGCGGACGTCTGGTTGCCAAGGAAGGATGCTTGAGCAGCGCCACCAGCACCTTGGTGGTACTCAACCGAGTAGTTGGTACCACTATCGTTGTTAATCCGCATTAACAGGTTTTGTAGTGCTGCAGCGTCATTACCACGTGAAGTCCAATACACAGACAGCCGACGAAGATTAGATGGTATGCTAGAGAACGTGATAAGACTAGCAGTACCACCCAAGGTTTGCCGAGCGCGGTATGTAGCGTTGAACTCCCTAAACGCAGCACCGTCGTACACCTTTATGGAGTCAATGTCGCGCCGCCAGAGAGCAAGTGCTTCATGCACGACCAGAGCAGTTTCCTCTGCCTGATCCTTGACGGAGAGTAAGCCACCCAAACTCGACATGTAGAAGCGCAGGTCGGTAATCTCGGCATTCGTAATGGACGTGTCGTTGGCGACGATAGATACTGAAGCCAAGATGATGGAGTTTGCTGGGGCTGCAGGTGCCGAGGGCGAGCTTGCAGGTGTACCCGTGACGACAGCCAGGGAACTAGAGTTAACACTGCCTGAGTAAGCCTGGTCCTCAATCTTGAAGACGACAATGTCAATTCGGTTCAAAGTGGCATGCGACGCTGCGATGCTCAAGGTCACATCAGCGTCGTTCATGACACTGTAGACACCCTGCTTAGTGTGCTCCGTACCCGGAATTGCCGCGTGACCAGACTTGACCACGACAGCCATCGACGGCGAGCCTGTCTGCGTGACCTGCAACGCGCTTCCAAGAGCAGGGTTTACACCACCTCGTGGCAGAAGAGTTGTTGCACCTGTCTTGCCCGCAATGAGCAGTCCATGCCAGTTACGCATCTGCTCGGCAGTGTGGGTAGCCCCCGCATTCTGCAGGAAGCCAGGGGGATTGATTACAGCCATACGTCACCTCCAAGCAGAGCGGAACTGAATTGTGAGAGTAGGAGCACCGCCGGTTGTGCCACCAAACCGTATGAAGTTGCCCCCCGGTTCTAAGTAGAACCAGTTCGGAGCAATTAAGGCACTTCTACGGTTCGTGACACCGTTCAACAGAACCGTTTTGTTTGCCAGGTCGATTACTAGAGTTTCGCCTGCGCCTATACTTATGAGGAAGTTCAGTGCTGCACCAACAGTGTCGTTCACAATTATTGGGTTGTCAATTGGTCCAGCAATGGTCATGATAGCTGGTGTAGGCCTGTTTCCGTTGTTCGTAACAGTACCACCAGTAGGTACGGCACCGCCACCGAAGTCGAGGCTAAAGCTGATGCCCTGCATCCACCGAATACTACCTCGGCTCGCAACAGGGTTGGAGTTCGTATTACCTGAGTTTCGTACTGCACCTACACGCATGCCACCCACTGCGGTGACGTGATCAGTAACTACTTCAGCATCCCACGCCGCTGGCTCGGCAGTGCCAAACTGCCACAACTTTGCCCGGAAAGTGCTAAAGGTTTGGCCACCCTGACCTCGTGTAAGTTCTGCACGAATATTAGTCCCTGTTGCTGAGGTTAAACCAGCAACAGTAGTTGGCCCTGCCATAGTTGTTGGCGTTCCACCAACAACGCGAATCAGTGACACCTGAACTGTATTCGACGTGGTGTAAATAACTTCCACGCGGTAGTAGTTGTTCGCATCGACTACACGCAGGTCATTGTAGAGCGAAATCGTCCCACCAGTAGGTGTAGCCGAGAGGGAGTTAGAAGTCGAGAGGAACCACTGGTTAGTTGTAGTGAATACGTTTGGTGCGGCAAAGTAAGCTGTACCTGTAGCAGCCGTAAGAGTAATGGTTGAGGAACCAGTACCAGGGACATCGAAGTCTGTCGCAGTTCCCGTCAGGGTGTATGTATGACCTGAGTCAGCTGTACCCCAACCATCAGATACAGTTCGACTAAAGTCATCAAACAGGCTAGGAGGTGTAAATGCGAAGCCATTACCAGCAACGCCACCATACGTAATGACTGTAGAACTTAGAATCGCATCATAGACACGTGGGTCTTCTGCATAAGCCACGAACTGCACACGTGTCACACCACGACGACGGTTCTGCTCCCAGTCATATCGAAGCCCACGAGGCTTGACAAACATTAGGCGCTCTGCCACACCAGGCGCCTTAAAGTACAACGGGACTAGGTCAGCGTTCGGTGCCCACTCCGACTTCAGTACGTCGAGGAAGGACTCGACTGTCAAGGCTGAAGCAAAGACTTCGCCGTCGAACATCAACGGCCGACCCTTTTCGAACTCGGCGTCCATGAATCCGCCGTCAACACCCTCGTGGTCACGTTCAGTCTCGCGAATAGGTGCAGAGTCAAAGCCGTACACACGAAGGATGTCAACGAACGGGTCTGCGACATCAGTGTTCAGTTCAGTGCCTGTGTCGCCAAGCTTGAACACGTAGTCGTCAGAAAGCGCCATTACATCCTCCCTGCCAGTTCCCAGCCAAGCCTGCCTGCCTGCTCACGTGCATCGAGTTCCTGGGTGTATATGGTGATGTTGTTCGTGATCTGCTTCTTGCCTTCATTCGCAGGCATGAGTGCCCTGCTCTGTCCGGCAACATCCACAGGGGCTGCTTCATTCGGTGCCAACGCTGCAGGTCGAATTCCCAGGAAGGCATCTGAAGGGCTTAACCCTTGCGCCATCGTTCGCTGGAAGCCTAGGATGTACCCTTCTGCGGAATAGGCACCAATCTCTGCCATTACCTTGCTTGGTGAGGTGATGCCTAGGAGCGTCTTAAAGGCTTCGATCACTCCACCAGTTAGACTCTTGATGACACCAAGGACGGTACTGAACTTGTCCTTGATACCGTCAGCGAGACCCTGGATTATGTTCTTGCCGAAGTTCAGGAACTCGGTCGTCTTGGTGCTGAAGAAGTTCGGGATAGTGTTCGCGAAGAAGTTCACGACGTTCTGCCAACCCTCGTAGAGGGCATGCCAGATCGCGACTCCGATATCCTTGAACCCCTGGCCTATTTTCTTCAGGCCCTCCCAAAGCGTCATGATGACGGTCCAGAGGAACTGGCCCGTTTCTACGAAGAGTATGAATACACCTACGACTGCCAGTACGCCTGCGATGAGGGGTCCGATGAAGGCTACGACAAGGACGCCTACAATGACAGCGCCAATGATCAAGGCCCACTTGACAACCTGGGCTAGGATTGCAATGAGCGGCTCCAACGTCGACTTGTTGCGTTCCCACCACGCGGTCAGTTTCTGGATGGCTGGAATCACAACATTGTCGATGACCTTACCGATCTGCTCAAAGGCCCAAGTCACGATCGATGTGATGATTCGGCCTGCTTCTTCAAGCTTCGGCTTCAATACGTCCCAGACTTCCTTCTGGAACTTGGTGAAGGCCGGAATTACCTTGTCCTCAACTACCTGCATGAGGCGCTCAAGTGGTGGGAGGAGCTTCTCCTTAAAGGCCTTCCAGATGCCTTCGGAAGTGTCCTTGAAGATCTTAAGGCCTTCCTTCACCTGGTCCCAGGTCTGCTTGAGGTTCTCCCGGAAGCTAGCACTCTGAGCCCACGCGACTGCCAGTGCTGCAGCAAGACCAAGGACGCCTGCGACGAGTACAGTAACGGCAAGAACAACTGGAACTAGGACGGCCCAAGTAGCTGAGATTGCAGCGAGGAAGACGGCAAGGAGACCCAGGAGGGTCAAGAGCGCACCAACAACAATGGCAAGAACAGATCCCCACATGAGGAACTGGGCGATCATGGACTTAGTACTAGGCGATAGTTTGTCGAACCAGTTGAAGACCCGTTCGACTATTCCAAGGAGACCCTCGAACGCAGGTATAAGTCCCTCGCCAAGCTGCTCCTTCATCACCTTCCACTTGTTGGAAACGATGACGGACTTCATGGCAGTCGTGTCAGCCATGATTGCGTATGCGTTCTCAAACGAGCCGGTGTCCTTCTCCATCTCCTTGAGGATGACTTCGAACAGCTCTAGGGAACCTTCACCTAACAGCATGCTCTGCAGGAATCGGCGTGCCTCAATAGTACTACCTGCGCCTTGGAAGGTTTCAAGGATTGCTCCCACACGGTCTTCCTTAGGCATCTTCAACAGAATGCCTCGGAACTCTCGCAGGATCTCGTTGAACGGTCGCATAGCGCCATCGGCATTGCGAACCTTAATGCCCAACGCTTCCATGTCCTCGATGGCCTTGGGGTTCGACATTGCGTCGAAGGCACGCGAGACAGCAGTCGCTGACCTGGAGGCAGGAATACCAAGCCGCGTAGTGACTGCTAGGGCAGCGAGCATTCCTTCAATTGACTGTTCGGCACGCACTGCCGATGGCGAAACCATACCAATGCGTGCGACCCACTCTGAATACGAACCAATACCTTCCTGGACCAGCTGGAACTGAAGGTCGAGGATGTGGTTGACTCGCTCAACCGGTACATTGAACGCGTTCATGATACCGATTGTGGCTCGCGATGCAGCCTGAAGATCAGTCTGACCGGCCACAGCTGCCTTGGAGAACAGGGTCAGGAGCTTCTCGGCATCCTTGGTGGAGATTTCCAGTGACGAGAAGATGTCGAACAGTGCTGGCTGGACCTCTTCGAAGGGTACGGCAATCGTCTTGGCGATCTTCAAGCCTATGTCACTGAGGTTGCCGAGGCTCTCGCCAAAGCCGTCAATCTGGGTAAGTGTGGCTGCAACTTGCCGTTGCCACTCAACCGTAACATCGATGACACCCTTCATGGCCGCGACGCCTGTTACGCCCAGGAAGCCAAATGCCACACCAACAGTTTCTAGGGCAACACCGGTTTGAGTGAGAGTCCCAGTAAGGTGGTTCTGTTGCTGTGCGGCACGTTGCAAGGCAGTCGCTTGTCTGTCATACCCTTGTGCCTGTTTCTCAAGAGCAACAGCTTCCTTCTGCATCTCCACGATCTTGGACGAAAGTCCTCTAATCTGGGCGCGTGATGCCTCGTTCTCCTTCAAACGTGCCAGTTCGACACGTTTGGTGGCAATCTCGCTCCTCTTGAGGTTCGCCTGCTCACGGATCGAGTCAGCCTGGGCCTTCAGTGAAGCAACACGGGCAGCAGTGCCAGTACGCGTGATCTCTTGCGCAAACCGCTGCATGTTTCGTGTACCTTCGTCACGAACACGTAGGGCTAGGTAGAGCTCCCGCGTACTGAGCGACATGCTTCACCTTCTCCGACTATTGATCTGCGCCTGCGCCTGTGCTGCCTTCCGACGTTCCCGTTCTGCTTCCTGTGTATCACGTTCAGCATCTGCTTCGAGGACGGTCTGGAACAAGTACACCAAGAACGCGTCCTGGTCGAAAAGGCCACCAGGTTCAGGCAGAGTTCGTAGTTTTACACACAGTCGAACTATTCCGATGACTTCTCGGGCGTCGTGCTCGATTGGACGACTGAGGACGATTCCGGCGCGGAGCCGGAAGGCGAGTTTTTTACTGCTTCGTCCTCCTCAAAGTTGTTCATCTTGTCCATGAACGTGGAGATTTCCTCGCCGACGCGAGGATCAAGGATCTCCACGTCGGCAGGGTTCTTGAAGTTGAGAGGACGAACTGGCCCATCTGGAGTGTCTTGGTGCTCCAGGTTGTGCTCGAGGATGAGGTTGGCGAACTCCCACATTTGGACTTCGGCCTTCATCATGTTGATCTCGCCGACAGCATCCTTATCCACTTTGTTGGACAGAATGCGCAACTTGCCTGTCGACTCCAGCCGGTGCATCTTCTCGCCGTACGTCATGCGACGTATAACGACGTAGCCCTCTGGAAGTGTCTTGAGATCGAGCCTCTCCGCTTTCTTGATGATCGTTGCAACTGGCATTTGTTCCTCCCTCTGGAACATATAGACTTGAGTTAGAATCGCGTGTGTCAACGAGCTTATTAGAGCTACGTAAACGGTTAGTTCCTCAAGTCTAATCACTTGTCTCTCTTGTCTAACCGCGAGTCTAAGGTTAAGCTCACCCTAAGCTTACGGTACGATATCTTCCTGCGTCTTGATCGTAATCACCAGCGCCTTGGCAGGTGATGCAGAGTCAAGAACACCTTGGTACTGAAGTGAGGCACGCAAGAGTTCGCCCTGGCCAGAAAGCCCGACCTCGTACGACTCCTTGAAGGCGTTCGGGATGAGGAGTGCAATCGAGTTGTTCACACCCTTAGACGCCGTCAGTGTGATAGACTGCGCCGTAACGGCCTTGAAGGCGTCGTAGTCGGCACGCGAAACGAAGTCACGTGCCAGCGTCAGCTGAACCTGCCGCTCGCCGTAGTTGATGAAGTCGCTGCCCCGACCGGTGCTCTTCAACCGGAAGTTTGGCGTGCCATTGTCTTCGACCGAGAGCTCGAAGCCGTCCGTGTCAGTGACAGGAGTCGCCGTCGGGATCTCGATGGTGTATGTACCCATGCCGTACGGTGTTGTCGTAGGCCACGTCGGCGTCGGATTTGACTGCGAAGCCTCGTTACGACCCTTCAGAGTCGCAGCGAACATCAAGATGCCCTCTGCCACTGAGAATCGGTAGCCGGAGACTATCATGCCCGTGTAGCCGAAGATCTCACCAGATCGAACGACAGTGACTGACATTGTCTTGGCAGGAATTGCGACCGACGTCGGAGTGAACACGTAAGTGAAGTTCACTGCACCGGTCTTGACGACGCCCAGCCGTGCAGCATGAAGCATGACTGCAATGACGTCTTCACGAGCGTCTATCTCAATGTCGCCCTCAGGGTGCTCATTCCCTGCAACGGCGTTGACAACGTCCACCGACTGCCGAATCGGCCGACGGAACTGCGTCTCCTCCTGCATCTGGATCGACTCGCTGTTGATCGGGATGAACTTGGTGGGAGCCAGATAGGTTCCAGGGGTGACCTCGAGCGCAACTCCGAGGAGACCACCACCACCAATACCCAGGCCTGCCATTTACGCCTCCTCTCCTACTTCGACTGTCACCGTAATGCCCTCGGGCAGGTTGCCGTACAGGTGTGTGACGCCACGCATTGCTAGGAATCGCTCCACGTCCTCCTGAGAGAATGTGCGGGTCTCGCCCTCATTGAGGACACCAAGACCGTCCACGGTTTGTGTCCGATCGGATGTTAGTTCGAATTTCACTTGCCCTCCCTTACGGACCGAATCGAAGACTGGTCTTGGACTTGCCCAACCAAGTAAGCTTTGCCGAACGGATTAGTCGGCCTTCCTTGTACGTGTAGCCGGACATGTTCTCGGCAACGAATCCGTGTATGACGATATCCGAACCAGGTGTGTGTGCGTTGTCGTCGAGGTTAAGGTGCAGGTGCAACAAGTCCTCAAGAGCCTCAGCGAGAGAGTCGCACTCGGCTCGCGTCAACTGAACGTCTTGAACCTTCGTGATGTAGACTAGGAGAGCAACCTGGAAGTTGTTCTCGACCATGTCAGGTGCACCCGAGATTCTGCGGTCCACCGTAATGGGCTCTATGCAGACAGTACGGCCAGCAGGTACCATTGCTTGGTCGCCATACCAGACGTCGTCGATGGTCAAAGCAACCTGATTTGCTTCAACCAGGCTCTGTATCCTCGTGGCAACCACCGAAAGCTTATGTGTATGCGCCATCTGTCATCCCCTCGGTGGTGGCCAGCCACCCTTAAGGACGATCTGCTCATCCAGCCAGTCGTAGAAGATCCGCTGGATTTGAGTGAAGTCGTCCTCTTGGAAGACAATGAACCGTCGAGGAGGAATCGCCATCTGACCCTTTCTAACACCAGGGCCAAAGTTCAGAAGGCGCTTATTGAAGATCTGCCAGGCTACGTTATCAACCGTCGCCCGACTGAACTCCGAACTAGCACGGCCTGTAGCACTACGCTTGACTAGCACCTTGCGTGCGGCGTCTTGGTAAGGCTTAAACCACGAGGCACTGGCCTTACTACTAGCAGACACGCCGTAGTCGCCATAGCCCAACTGGTGAATGTTTCCGTACCAGACGTTCTTCGGCAAAGCCTTAACGACTGCCGAGATGGGATTGATCGACCAGATGTTAAAGGACGTCGCAGCTGCCTTAAGTCGCCCTCTGCGGACTAGAATGGGCGTCGGACCAAGGCCAAGCTTCGCACGATGCTTCTGAACCGTATTAGGTGCAAGAGGCTCCCACTCACCGCGGCCGCTAGTCGCAAAGGTCTGCTCGATAGACGGCATCATTACTTGCTTCACGGAGCGCGTGAGTGGCACACGAAAGTCCTTCAGAGCCATTGCCAGCTTCATCAGGTCCTTGGCAACGATGGCGATAGAGGGTGTGAACTCGAAGCCTTGAACGTTCGCACCGAACCGCAAAAGGCCCACGGCCTGTGAGAGGTAGTCACGCGTTGCGCCCGACATCGACGCAGAGAACTGAGGCAGGACTTCTCGAATGGCATCGATGCGCTGCTCGCGTGCAGCAATTTCACCCAGTGCCCGCCGCATTGGCTGGAGCATGCGATCCGGGCCGCTTAGACCACCAATGCCCCAGTGGCCTTCTGGCCACTCCTGAGGGGCGCCGCCAGGTCCAGTACCGCCAGGCATTAGACCTCCTCCCTCAGAAGATCATGCCCATCGAGAACTTCGCAGGTCCCAGTGATGGGTCTTCAGCTGTCGGCTCACGTGCCGAGGAAATGTCGGTGGGGTAGAACGCAGGCTGGCCAGCATCGTTAGTGATACCAGGAATCTCGATCGTGCCGTCGACAATGCCTGTGATGAGCATCTCGGCGTTCGTTGCGAGACGTGCAGCCCAAGCATTGCCGTCTTCGACGTCTTCACTGTACTGCCGGTCATATAGAAAGGATACGAAGAGTTTGGAGATGGCCGTCCGTACAAGCTTGGGTGTATTACCTGAAGTTGTCCACCCAGTCGTGTCGACGACCACCCCCACTCTCGCGAGTACTTCCTCTTCGATGTGCGCGAGCAGTTCAGATTGCGCAGGCTGGGTAATGTCAGGGACAGTGAACTTAGTCCCCTCAGCCCAAGCCTGCGCTTCTGCCTGCGTGATTCGCGCCATCGTCTACCTACTCCGGCGCCGACTCGTCGGTCGTTGCGTCGTCCGCTGCACCCTCGCCTGCACCGGCTTCGTCAGCCGCAGGCTCGGTCGTCTCGTCAGTCGTCGTCTCTTCGGGCTCGGACACTGCTTCCTCCTCCTTGACGAGAGCTCCGGCTGTCCAGAGCTCCTTCATCACATCGACCGGAAGGCCCTCGACCGTCTCGCCAGCCTCGAAGGTGACGACCTCAGCGTTGGGGTCCTTCGGGTCGCTGTACTTGATTGCACTTACTGCTGTGTAGCCCATGTTACGCCACCGCCGCCTTGATCAGGTAGCCCGCGATGACCTTAGTGGCGTCAGCCGTACCGGGGTCACCGAGAGCTGTGAGCTTCAGGTCGTAGCGCCGCTGTGCACGGATGAGGTCGCTCTTCCGCTTCTGCTCGCGCCACCTGTCGACGTACTGCGTGCCCCAGACGTACTCGTAGCCGTACGCCGGGATCTTCATGCCGGCACGGTCCGGCACCCACGCCATGACGACGTCCTTGCCCCACAGGTAGCCGAGGGTCGCTGGCTGCCCGAGAGCTGCTGTGTTGAGGCCAACACCCGGAATGACCCACTTCGGGATGTTCATGAGTGCCGCAAGCAGCTCGGGCGCGATGACTGCTCGCTCCGAGTACTTAATGCGCTCGATGAAGTCCGGGTGGTCTTCGAGCTTCGTCATGACCTGGTACGGCAGGATGACTGTGTTCGGTTCCATGAAGATGCGGGCGTGGACAGCCGACTTGCCCGTACGCAGGTCGGAAATGGGGTCGGAGTTGACGTAGTCACTCCACTGCTGGCCACCCGCAAGAGTGACCGACAGACCGGCACCATAGTTGGCAGCGGTCTGTGCCAAGTTCTTGATCGCGACCTCGCGGCCGAGCATGATCTTGGCTGTCACGAGCTCCGTACCATCACGGTCCGGCGAGAAAGGCGAGTCGGAGTTCTCTCGCTCTTCGTCCGTGACCGGGATCTGCAGCGCGTGCTCCTGGCAGTAGTAGGTGTCCATCGACACCTTGTAGCCCGGGATCTCGTTCGCCTCAGTTCCAGGCGCCCGAAGGTCCGGGACCGGCAGCCACTGCTCGCGGCCGAAGATGTAGTACTTGTCCGACTGCTTTGCAACAGGGACACCCGGGAACAAGTTCCCGCCAACGAGGCCGTTGTTCGGGAACCCGACAGAGACCTGAGTGAGGGCCTTGTCGATGTGGATGTTGCCCGATCCAGTCGGCATGTAAACTGGCATGTTTTCCTCCCCTCAGGGTTAGAGTGCCCGGCCCGCAGGCGTGAGCAGGACGTCGATGATGTCGCCAGCCGCTGCTGCGGCCTGAAGTGCTACACCGGTCTGGCGGTTCGTAGCGGTCGCCAACGTGATGGCACGACCCACTGTGTCCGACATGACTTCGGCACCGAGCGCTACTGCAGCACCCGCAGTCACCTTGGCGATGCCCATGATCTGGACACCAATGACTGCCTTGCCCGTCGCGACCTTGGTCTGGTCCACATCCTCCATGGTCACGCCGACCGAAACGAGGTTGGACGCGGTCTGACGGTCGACCTGGTCCTGCGCCGTGATCTTCACGAACCGGAAGGACTGAACGCCCAACGGGTCGGAAGATGCGTAAGTCGAGAGGGCGGTGAAACCCTTCGACAGGACGTAGTTAGCACCTGCCATTTGTTACACCTCCCCTTACGCCTTGAAGGCCGTGGACGCTTCGCGGTACTCCGCGAAGAGCTTCGGGTTGCTGCGGGAGACCTCAGTGACGGCGTCGGCGTACTGCATGCCGGTGTTCGCCTTCATGAGGTCCTCGATGGCCTTGTCGAACAGCTTCTCAGCGTCCGTCTCGCCAAGCGTGGTCGGGTCGCCACCGCCGCGCTCGCCGGTCTCGACGAGTGCCGTTCCTTCGGTGAGCAGCTTCAGGAAGGCCTCAGCACCCTCGGCGACCTTGTCGCCCAAGAGGATGTTCTGGAAGGCTTCCTTCGCCGCCGGCGCGAGGACAATCTTACCCTTGTCCACGTCGGCAAGCTTCCGTGCGACCGTGTCGCGCCGGATCTGCTCCTTCATCTCCGTCAGCTGGTTGCCCTGCGCCTCAACCAGGTCGGCCAAAGCCTTCATGGCCGGGTTGGCGTCGGTCAGCTTCTTGAGTTCCGCCAGAAGAGCCGCATTCGGGTCTGCCGGCGGTGTGGGTGGATCAGCCGGAGGTGCCGGCTTGTTGAGTTCCGTGAGCTTGGCCCGCACCTCTGCATCGGTAGCGGTTTCGGCCAATCCCAGGGCCTCCCTGAGCTCCTTTGGCGTCACGCCTTCCTCCTTCTTGCTCTTGCCTGGGATCTCGAAAGACAGTTCCGAGAGGTTGACTGGTAGGATGTCCTTGAGGAATGGCCTGTTTGTCAGGCCACCACCACGAAGTACGTCCACGAATTCCGTACCACTCTTGGGGTGCGTCCACTTGTCAGCGAACTCAGGAGAGAAATACCGATACTCTCCATTGCGAATCGATGCAACAGCCTCCGGTGTAAATTCCACCTGAATGTGCAGACCGTCGCTGCCCCTTCCCTCGGCCTGCTTGATCCATCCCGCTGCTTTGCCGGTGTAGGCCTTGTGGTCGTAATCGATGTCGAGGGCAGTTCCTACGACGTTGTCGTTCACGTTCTTCGCAAACCGCTTCACGCGATCCTCGTCGAACTCGATGTCGCCGTAAAGTGGGTGCTTGTACTTGCCCAACGGCATGGCCTGCAGCCAAGTTACGTTGCCGTCGTGGAACTGGTGTCCCTTGAGGTCGGTGTAGAAACCGAACTTCATGCCTTCTTCACCGCCTTCTTGGGCTTCTTCCGCTTCGGCTTGCCTGACTGCTTGGGCATTGGAATTGCCTTGGTCCCTGGGATCTTGGCTGGCTTACCGCCTCCGTAACCCACTGGTTCCCTCCCTTTATTATCAAGTAGTCACCCAATGGTTAGCAAGGCCCTTGTTTAACAACGATCCACACGAGATTCACAACCCCACACGGGCAAAGGACTACTTGCCTCTTGAGTCCTTCCCTGCATTCTTGTTTCCAGTTCCGACAGGCGCGGTCTTTGCCTGCCTCGGCGGACCTGCTGTCGCTTGGCCCGGAGGCTCTACAGATCCTGGTCCTTGTGGTGTCGCTACTTCGCGTCGTGTTTCGAGTTCTGCCATTGGCAGGTCGAGCTCGTGGCGTAGGAACTTCTCCAGGCGCTCGTCAGGTGTGATTGCACCTGCACCAATGAAGTTACGCAGGGAGAACGACATGGTACGAATGTCTTCCCACTCGCCGATGCGCCGTGCACGAAGCTTCGGGTAGCCACCCCTACGGAAGTTGAAGTCAACCAGCTGCTTGATGACGTGTCTGTTGATGGTGTCTGTGACACAAGAGGCGATGTAACGTGTGCTCTTGTAGAACAGGTCCTGTGCTTCGCGCTTCTGATCAGATGCAGTAGCAAAAGGTGCAAGGATATTGTCGTAGATCTTCTTGTCATGGTGATCGATCGAGCTGATGCAGTCGACAGGCTGCCCTTCGAGCTTGGCGAACAGGATGTCCCAGAACGGCGGCAGCACAATGTGCGCACGCTCGTTCGTCCTCAGGTTCCGACCGATCTCGTCCGCGAGGCGCTTGTCAGCGTCGCCCCATCCCGGTGGAAGCTTGATGATCGGTACGCCAATACCGTGCCGCTCCTTCTGGATGGCGTCGATCTTGTACAGCGTGTCCTTGAAGTACCAGTGCTTGTACACTGACCTCAAGACCGAAGTTCCACGCAGGTCGCCTGCCTCTGCCTCCAGGCTGAAGATGACCAACTTGCCGATCGGAATGAAGATCCCGTCCGGCTCACCCTGGAAGTCGTTCGGCAGCATGCGCACACCGTCAGGTCCACCATTGAGGTCGTACAGCCAATCCTGTACGTCCATCGGGTGACGAGGCGCGAGCTTCTTCAGGACGATCTTGCCATCATCGTTAAGGCCGAACACCTTCTCGAAGACCATGTGGCCGTACTCACACATGAGCAAGATGTCATCCAGCACACGGGACCAAGACACGTTCAGCCCGTCGAACAGGATCTCTTCGACGAACTTGGCGATGTTCATGTCCAGGGGACTTTCCGAGGCTGGCTCCAAGAACCAGTGCGCCGCCTGAATCGGCGTCTTGAGTAGGCGCAGAGCTCCTCGAACGGTACCGTCCTGACGCTTCATCCGGTAGTACTCGGTGAGGCCCTGCAAGCCATACAGCTTCGGGTTCCACTCTTCCCTAGTCCAGGACGTCCACGGACTGGGGCTAGAGTACCCCAATTCACGAAGGGCTGCACCAGGGTCGAGATTTGTGTCGCGCTCGGCCATGACGATGTAGTCGTTGAAGTTGCCGTTGCCAGCACCAACAAGCTCGAACCTCGCCCAAGCTTCCTGGAAGCTCATGACCTTAGGCATCACGCCTGTTCGAGCCTGAAGGTCGGCGAGGTATGCGTCGAGAGCCGCACTTCCAGGGTCGACACCTGGCAGTGCCATCTCCAGTTCCAGTTGTTCTGCCATCTGTTCCCCTAGAAGTTCATGTCGGCGGCCGAGAAAAACGAACTAAAGTCGGCTGCACCATCGCTTGATCCGAACTTGAAGAAACCGTTCGCACCATCACCTTCACCGTCGTACACAATGCCCATGGTGTTGACGTTCGGTACGCCCTTCAGGAATCCTCGAGGGTCGTACAGCTCGTCCAGGTGACTGTTACAGCCCAACTTGAAGACGTGCATCATGCCGTAGCGCAGTGCATCTAGTGCGTGGTCGTCGTACTTCTGTGCCGCTTCACGTGGATTGACCTGAAGGCGACTGCTCGGCGCCCGGTAACCGTTGAACTCTCGAATCATGTTCTTGCAAGACGGGTCAATGGTCAACCGTGGCTTCTTCAAGCCGTCGGCGTACTGCAGATCTAGCTTCGAAGTCATCTCCGTCAGGTCAAGGCTGTCTGAAGGCTCACGGATCTTCAGGTACACCTTAATCAGGTCAACACCTTCACGCCAGTTAGCCTTGGCTTCAGGCATTGCCACACAAGGTGCGTAGTGCTGCGACACGTAAACAGCGGCCTCAGGATCAGCTGCATCTCCAAAGCACAGGTCAACCCGATACCCGTCCGGGTTATTCCTCGTCTTGAGTATGTTCAGATGCTCCTCAAGCGTCATGTACGCCTGGTAGTGCTCCCGCCACACGAAAACTTCGTCCCAAGGACTTACCTGGAACTCTATGGCCGCAAGAGGGTTCGTGTACCCCCAGTCAAAAGCAACATAGTTAGGCCAGTCGGGGTTGAACGTATGTGGTCGTACATGGGTCGTTTCAGCGAACTCACCGTAAATCTTCCCGACGAATGCTGTAAAGTCCGCAGCAATCTCCTGTGCGAACCACTCTTGAGTAGACGCGCGCTCGAGTCGGACAATTTCAGGGTCATATCGACCCTCAGGGTACACGTAAGGGTTGTCCCAGCTAGGGAACTGCCAACTCTCAGTGTCCGGGTAGGTCGGGTCCTGGCCCTGGGACCAGACGTCGTAGAACCAGTTAAAACCTTCAGGCGTTGAAGGGAACGTGGCAGATCCTCGACGGTCCGCGAGTGCAGGTTGAATATAGCGCTCCCACGTGTCCTTCTTGTGCTTCGCAGCCTCAGACATAATGACGTGATCGAGACGCTCACCGACGAGGTTTTCTGGGTGGTCTGCACTTCGGCACTCGATTCTCGTCTGCCACGGGAACTCGATGAACATTTCGCCAGAGCGCTTGTTGTAAGCCTTCTTGATCCGCTTGTCTCTGGCGAACTCCAGGCCGATAATCATGTCATTCCAGATGACACGAAACTCCTTCTCGGCCAGGTCGTACGTTGGGCCTACTGCCCACACTCGGCGATCGGGCAAAAGAAGCTTTGGCTCCTCGTCCCTCGCCCCCATCATACTTTTGCCAAATCGACGTCCGCAGCAGGGCACACGGAAGCGTGCTGGACTCATATGGAACAGCATCTGCCGCGGATGGGGCTTGTACCCGATCTTCGCGAAGTACTTCGCCATGTCGATTTTGCCCACGTTACGCTCGCTTCAGCTGTGCTACGCGTGATTCAACCTTCTTGGCGGCCCTAAAAGCCTGTCGGACCTCCCACAGCTTTTCGCGAGCTTCCCTCAGCTTGTCCTCTGCCGTGATGATCTTCTCTTCGACTTCAGCCAAGGTCTCATCAGTGGGATCACCCTGCAGCTCAGCAACAGGAGCCGGCTCGTTCACTTGACCACCCTTTCAGCAGTTGCTGGTGGAAGTGCTTCGATCATGCCATTCGCACGTGATACTGCAAGCATTTGGTCTATGCGCGAGGTAAGCAGGTCGTTTCGCTCGTCTAGTTTCTCGTTCAGTTCCATTACCAAGTGGTTGTAGTCCTGCTCGCGCTTGATCCGATCCTCGTAGCTCTGGACGATCCTGTCGACTGATCTACTCGTGTATAGCGCCCCACTTCGAAGGGCAACAAACAGGGCGACCAGCATTCCTCCGGCTAAACCGAAGTTTATCCAAACGAGGTCGCCCACCGATCCTCCTGTCAGGCATACACGAACACATTCGTCTGCGAGTGAGAAGTCCTCAACAGGATCCCCGTGGTACCGTCGCCGTACGTCTCACCGTGGTGACGAATCCGAATGACACGCCCGCCATTAGCCGAGACACCGCCAACAAGCACACCAGGCTTCGGCTTTCGTGTACCGGTCTTGTAGTAAGTCACCAGCTTGCGTGCCATGGCTAGTGCCTGTTGTCGTAGCCGTCGGTCCCGTGAAGGGAAGCCAACTTGCTCTTCGACGTGATGACTGCCTTCTGGTACGGTACCTTCAGCGAACACACGCCACCCGCACCATTGGTCGCGGTGACGTAGGCGTTCACGAACTTACCGTTCGTCCGCCGATACCGCACGGTCGTGTTCCGTGCCTTCAGTGTCTGCACATTCTTGTTGGGCATTGCGCCTCCCACCTTGTATAACTACCCGTTCGAGAGCTTCACAGGGCACCACACGGGCAAGGACGAAGTGCACTGAACAAACCAAAAGGCCTATTCGAGTGCACTCGCGTCGTTTGGAATGGTGACGCCCTCGAAGAGCTCCTCCCACGGCGGCTTGGTGCCGTTGGAGCCCTTGACGTCGCCGAGAACGCGGTCGAGGATGTAGGTCGAAGCACGGAACCTGAGGTTCTCGTTCTGTGCCTGCCGTGACAACTGCACGATAGACATCGCAGCGACGGGGGCTGCGTCCTCAAGTACTCGAATCGCTCTATCCCGGTTATCCTCTTCCGGATGAAGGCTCTCTTCCAGGTGCGCAGCCTCGATCAGGCGCGCGAGCTCCGGGTCGACGTTGTCGCTATTGGGATCGATCATTTGTTCACCTCCTACCCTACCTCTAGTATATAGTAGGCAACCGCTGGAACGCAATGGAGGAGTTAACCTTTACCGATCACCAAACTGGAGTAGGACCTTGTTTAACATAGGTTTTGCCTAGCACCAGGCTTAACCCGTAGGGGGGCCTTCAAGATCCGGATCTTGATATATAATATAGTTACGTGCGACATTCAACCAACTTCATAGCAACCGCGGCGGGTGCGTAGTGCGGGAGAGCGCGACGCCGGGGTAGCGGGGGGAGGGGGGATGGGGTACGGATCGTCATTTGATAACTAAATAGGGTGACATGCCAGAGGGTAGTGGGTGTGGGTAGCCAACCATCAATCAACAGAAGGGTGACTACCATGAATGCAGCAGACAACCACGAGCTCGCCGACGTCAACGTAGACGAGCAGATCCCGAACGTCGAGGGTCCTAGCGTCCTCGACGACCTGGTACGGGACCTGGTCTTCGGAGCAGGTACGTCAGATGAAATGACCCCGTACTTGGTGCACTCGATCGTCAACACCGTATTCGAGGCGTTGGATGTCGAGTACAGGGTTCGCCCCCAGATGATGTACAATTACGACCGCAACGGTCTGATTGTCAAGGGTGCGAAAGGTAAGAAGCGGTTCACCCGGGACGAGGTTTACAGCTTCGTAACCCGGTTCGTGACACGGAACATCAACCGATAGTCCGTAGCTAGCACGGCCCACACCCACTACCCCCTAGCATGCCACCCAAGGTCGAAACACGGTACGAGAGTACCGTGTCCGCCGGTAAAGCGCCGGCGCTGATGAGACCCGTAGGAGGGATCATGTCCAGTCAGCCACTGGAGACGTTCCACCAGATCGTCCTCACGGACGATCAAGTCAACGTCGTGTACGAGGCGTTGGCACTACTCGTCGACGAGTACCAGTACTCGGACGGTGAGGGTGAAGTGGAACGTGCCGAAGTCGCGCGTCAGGTCCAATTAGGGCTTGACAGCATGACGAGCCGGTAACGTACAGGGAGGGTGGCCTTCGAAAGGAGGCCACCCTTCCACCCCTACCAGGACGAAACGTGCAACGCACGTACACCGGTAAGGTACCGGTGCTGATGAGTCCCGTAGGAGGGCGTCATGACAGTCCCAGTAGCCCAGGACATCCGAACAGGATGGGTCGTGGACGTGTGTCACACAGGTAGCTTCAACGGCCTGGAGGCGTACGTACACTGCCACGCCGCGTACCTAGGTACGGAGGCGCCCACGACCAGCGAGGTGGAGTTCACGCCCGGCGACGAGCTGTGGATCCCGGCAGAGCAACTCGCATACCTGAACTAGTGGCCGAACAGGAGGGCCGGTCCGAACAGGGCCGGCCCTTTCTTTTTGCCCCCGAACCTTCGGCCTCCGGTCGGGTGCTGGTGGTGGTGCGA